CCTGATTCTATAAGCTTTTTAAAGTCACCAAATGTTAAAGATCTATTATCAAAGGGGTGTGACATGTGTCCAGCCGCTCCACCTTCTAATATAAGATTAGATTCTCCTAAATGAAGACGCTCGGTTACAAATGTACTAAAAGTTGTATATATTTTCATATTGTTTGAAAGTAAAAACCAGAGAGTATTATGCTCTCCGGTTTATATATTGTTTTTACCCAAGTGATGATTTTAGAGCACCAACCATAGCGCCGTAATCTCCTGAGTTTTTAGAAATTAATCCATCAACTACTTCTTGTGCTTTAGCTTCGTCAAAATCATCTCCGAAAGCTTTTTGTAATACAGAAAATGCATACTCTTTAAATTCTTCATCTGAAGTAACTTCTGCTTCAGCAATTAGAGACTCTTTAATTGGATCAAGTCCCCAATAATTAGACATATCGTATTTTACTGGATATATTGCTAACTCGCCAACGTTACCTTCTTCTGTCTGAATGTTTTTAGTAAGATAAAAATCACCAGCTGCTTTTTCATATCCATAATCTTCAGCATCTGCTTTCATTTCCTTTTTAAAGCTTTTTGCTACTTTGTCAAATTTACCAATTTCTATAACTTCTACAACATTGTCGTTATAGTCGATACCAGTATCTCCAACCTTTAAGTCCTTTTTAGCTTCATTTAAAGATTTAACTTTAGCTGTATAAGTTCCGTTAGATTCTTCAATGTATTCTGCTAAACCTGCATCGTCCCAACCATTCTCATCTGCTAGAACCTTTTCAAGATTTTTTCTGTCTCCTGTTAATTCAACTTCTGGCCATCCAGATGGTCCGTCGTTATCAATGATTTCCATTGTAACTTTATGTTTCTTAAGTAATTTTCTTAATACATTTGAACCTGGATCCATTGCATCCATAACTACAGTTGCTTCTAGTACAGCCTCTGCATATTTGATAGATTCGAACATTCTAAACTCAAAGTTATCTTTAACTTCACCTTCAAAGAAAGAATTAAATCTATCTAATAAATCTTGTCCCATTTTAGCAAATCCGATTTGCTCTAAGAATAATGCAGTACCTTCTGCAATACCTTGACCTGACCATCCAGCTGCGTTTGAAATTCTAGAATATTCTTTTTCTAATGCATCTTTAATTCTTGTTGATCCAATGTTTACTGCCATTTTACCTAAACCGTCAACAATTACTGGAATTGCACCGATATTTCCTTTAATAGCGCTTGCACACTTTTCTCTTTCTCTGTGGAAATTAGCATCTTCCATTGCATCCATGAATAATTTCTTAATAGATCCTAATAAAGTCTTTTTATCGTTAGCGGCACCAAGTGCAGTTAATTTCTTAAAGAATATTTGGTTATATTGAGTTAAAACCTTTTTGGCATCTCTCTTACCTTCTACTTTAATAGCTTCATTAATTTTTACAGATTCAAATGCTGGTTTTAAATCTTTATCACCTGCATATATGTCTGCCATTAACCACTTTCCTGATTTTTCATCAAAAAGGTAAATGAATTCTGCCCCGCCTCTATCTGCTGCGGTTGAAATATATCTGTCAACGTTTTTAACGTTACCTTTCATATTATCAGTGTCTCCGTAGTAGTTCATTCCGCTTGGATCAGCTTCTAAACCTGAATTATCTCCATTTTTAAGAACCATGTTTAGTGGTGAACCGCCCTTTAAATATGTTTTCTTGATAAGCGGTAGCATGTTGTCAGGATATGAATCATAGTGTGTATACACAGACTCTATGTTACCTCTTTTGTCTATTTTACCAAACTGACCTCTTGTTCCTTCTATAATCAAGAAAGCTTCGTTCATTTCAACGCCTCTTAATTGAGTAAAGAATTTGTTTTTTTGCTCTTCTGATAGTTCTTTGACAGAAGTAACATTAAACTCTGCTAACAAAGTCTTAAACGTATGAGCCTCAGATTCTCTTTTTGCGTTCTGTTCTTCTTGTACTTGAGCCTTGTCGTTGTCAACTTTTACTTTTGCAAACTGCTCAAATGATTGTAGTTTTTCCATTATGGTTGTATTTGTTTCATTATGATTATTTTATTATATATCTCCTTCAAACGACACATTTTTTATGTCGTATGCAAACTTTTGTTCTTTATAGATAATTTGCCTTGCTTTAGCATGTCTCATAAGGTAATTATCCCAATCCGGTGATGATAAATCATCTACGAAATCTATAATATTTACACTGTCCTTTGAGCTGTGTTGTCTTAATCCACGACCAATAGACTGCCTAATTACAACCTCTGATTTAAAAGATTCCGTAAAGAAAATATTGTGTATTCTTTTAATAGAAATACCCGTTGAGAATGTACCGTATGACGCAACAATGACTACATCTGCGTTTGCTTCCATTTTCTTTTTGTACTCTTCTCTGATCGAGGTTTCAGTTCCCCCATCAACATAGTATATCGTCTTGTCGCTCTCTTGCCTAAGCTTCGCATATAACTTCTTGCCGTGTTCGATCCTGTGGAAAAGAACAAGGCTGTTACCGCGTACTCTGGATATAATGTTTGAAATGAAATTAAGACGACCTTGGGAATTAATAACATAGTTTTGCTCAAATTTGAATACATCTTTACTTTCATATCTGTTTTGTGACATTTCTCTAAATGCGTCCTTTGTAGATTGAGGAGCATAATCCATCTTAATTACTTTAACCTTACATTTTGCAATGTGTCCTTCATTTTGTAGGAAATTTGCAGAAACCTCTGTAATTAATGGTCCAGTGTATGCCATCAATGTAAGTCTATCTATAGTACCCGCTTTAGGAATGGTACCTGATAATCCGTATCTATAAGTAGCGTTTACACATTTCTGTAAGATGGTTTTAATTGAGGTTGATTTAGCTTTATGTGTTTCGTCAATGATCACTGCATCGAACTGTTCAAAATACTCTTTATTTTTTTTAACAAGTGACTGATAAGTACCTATTACCACATTTCTGCCCTGTCTTATCTTTTGACCTGAATAAATTTGTTGTACTTTTATATCTACTGCATTCCTATAATTATAATCTATGAAGTCTTCACTAGCTTGCACAACAAGAGAAACATTAGGTACAATAAAAAGAATTCTTTCTGATTTCTTTTTCTCTAGTTGATATGCTACTGTTAAGAATGATATTAATGTTTTACCTGCAGAAGTTGCAAGCTCTGATAAACATTTTCTAAATTTAAGGATGTTATACGCTGCTTCTATTTGATAGTCGCGTGGTGTTATTTCTGATTTGTCAAAGAATTTCAAGGCCCACTCTGTAAACTCTTCCTGGTTTATTTCAGTGTCAAATAAGACAGTTATACCATTTAATTTAAGTTCATATCCGTATTCTTTACAGATGGTCATGACTTCTCTCCATAGACCAGATGGAATCCATTTATCATCCTTTATATATGATATGTAGCCGTCCCATAATCCCTTCTTAACTAGTGGATTAAATCTCCATGATTCAATTCTCTTGTTAAGTGAAATATTAAGCTGTTCTAGCTCCATTTCAGTTGCGTCGTCAATGCGCAGCAACTGTCTATTCTCTGTTAAACTAAGTTCCACATTTAATGGGACTTTTTATTTATAGTTACAGGTCTTTAAGTGCCAACCTGTTTCTAATGGCAAATCCCATATTATCTAGGGTTTTTACCGATTCTTTCATAAAATCTAATTGATTTTCTAAAAGGGATAATTTTGTATGTTCTTGTACTAGATCGTTTTCAATAAAACGTTCTTTTTGTTTCTCACCAAGCTTGTAGTCATACTCAAAATATTTGATATATGATTCTCTCCACCTGGAATTTATATTGTTTTTTTGCTCTCTTACCTTGGTATTCAAATATGCTATTTGTTCTACCATAGTTTGTCTCGAAGATAACACACCTGAAATAGTTGATTCCATAGCATTAATATCTCTAAGTGCTTGAGCAAGATCTTTTATATTCTTTGACCAGCTTGTTCTTTGAGAACTTAATCTTTCGTCTAGCGCTAGTATTTTTTCTTTATTGGTGCTCATTTAAAATAGTGATTTTTTGTTAGGATCTGGTTTGATGTGCTTGGAAGTTGTTTGTCTTTTCTTAAATTTAGGCTTACTAAACTCAATATCAGGTGTATTCGGCTCATCAGGAATTTCTACTGCCTCAAAGTCTATGAGTAGTCTATGCCCTTTAAATCGGTCTCTGTCGTTATAAAAATCTTCTAGGTTTTCTTCAACCATAAATGTTAATTCTTCTAAATGTACCATAGGTCTAATTGACTTGATGTAAAATAATTGTTTATATTCTTAAAAGCGCTAGACTTTATTTCAAAACATTTAATCATCAAATCATTAAGATCTTTGATATTATATGTATCTAAATTACTGTCCTTTAGAAATTTAGACCACATGAAGACTGGTCTACCCTTCTTTAATTTCTCTATCATCTTTTTCCTACCAGTATCATCGTTATCAAACATATATCTTACCGTTTCTATCTCGTCAAACTCTTCAGTAGATCTTCCGGCTGTTGCCAGCGCTAGCGAATTTGTCATAAACTTAGCATCTAATGGACCTTCAAACATTGTTACAGGTCTTGTAAACGTAACGGTCATGATGCCAAAAAGAGTAGAGATCTTTGCTAACGAATTGGATTCAGCTTCACTTACTTGTAGTGGCTGGCCCATTTCTTCATATAATTTAGGTAGATCATATGAAAGGTATCTTTGTCCATATCCTTTCATTCTTCTAGTTTGTGCACCTATAATTTTATTATCTCTACTTAAGTTTAAAATCCATAAACGATGTTCTTTTGCAGAATACAAGAATTCATCTGATCTCTTATGTAGTAATCTATCTTTGAGTTGAAACCATATCCATTCTCCAGGTTCAATAGACTTGGCTTTAAATTTTGATTTGAATAGATCAATGTCTATTGCATGTTTTTGTACATCTTCAAACAGAGTAGGTTTGAGCACATTTTCAGTTCTTACCTGTAACTTGTTTTGTTGAATGTAATCAATCACAGTAAACGAATCACCTTTTTGTGCTAACGTTATGTCATGATCTTTTAAAAACGTATGTAAATTTGTATGGTGACTACAATTGTAGCAATGAAATTGCAGTGTGTCCCAGAATATGTTACCACGTTTAGCAGTATCATCTTTATGCGAATCACCACAATAAGGGCATGCAAGGGTTATTCGCCCATGCATGCTCTTTAGTGATTGCTTATTAGGATTAGAATGTTGCTGAGTAGTTACTTGTATAAGTGCGTACTCGATTCTTTCCTTTAGCTCTGGTGTTAGCTCTATGTTATTATTAGATGTCGAGGTCATTCAAGAAAGAATCAAGATCGTCATCTGTACTAACTGCTGCAGCTGGTTTTGATTCTGTCTTTGCAGGTGCCTCTGCTTCAACTACAGTTGTTGCTGTTGCACTTGTAGTCGCTTTTCTTGGTGTAGATGTAGAACTACTTGTCATCGCAGAGATAGAATCTCCAGGGTTTAAGTACATTCTTAGTACATCATTTATAAAAGCTCTAGTATCTTCGTCCCATGCCTTATAGTCATAGTTTACAAGAGATGGTGCATTTTCAAGCTCAGCTTTAATTGCAGCCATTGTCTCTTTGTTTCTTTCTGCAGGAGCATCGCCCATTAAGATTGCAGAAGTACTAGCAGAAAACTTAGATTTGTCGTAGTTATTGTATTCACCTTGACGAGTAATGATCAATTCGAAGTTCTTACCTTCAAACAAGTCAAATACTTGTGTTGGTTCACCGAAATCTGGCTTAAGCTCAGCATCGATTTTTTCTTTAATCTTATAACCGAATTTGAATACTTTATAAGTACCTTCTAATTCTGGATTTTGTGGATCTTTTACGATCTTAATTAAAGAATAGTACTGCTGACGTCTCTTTAATTTCTCTGATGACTTGCGATCTACTGCTGAATCTGATTTTCTCAGTTTCCAGAATACATCTGCAATTGGACATTTTTCACCTATAGAAGATGGTGAATCTACCAATTTTCCGTCACCACTAGAATTAGTTAACCAGTGTACGTATTTTTGAATTAGAGAATTTCTTGGATTCTCTGGATTTGGAACGAAGCGTATTAGTGCTTTGTAAGTTCCGTCTTTGCCGTCATCGGCTGTTGGTTTGTAAACTTCGTTAGAAGAATTACTTGTTTGTACTTGGTGAGTTTCTACGTCTTCTACGCCCAAGTTAAAAATGTCAAATGAATCGCTCATACCTTTAAATTGTTTAGTTTGTTAAAATTGTTTAGTTTGAAATTACTTTAATGTCCTTTCGGTTCTTTATATTGTATAATAATTAATAGTTTCAATTAATAGTTAAGATTGCTCCAGAAGGTTCCTTCCATTTATTCTCCTCTAACTTAATCAGTCCTGATTTGTGAAGTAACTCTGACGCTTGCTTTTCAGTAAGCTGGTTCGCTATCACCATTTTTTGTAGGATGTTTAATAAACGAAGGTAATCTGTTGTAACTAACATGTAATTTATACTTTTGTTATTATACCTATTATATATCTTAGTTCCCGATTGTTTCATGGAGAGGCTTATTGAAAATAAATAATTAAATTATGAAACAGTTTCTCACAACTAGCATATAACAAATGTTATCTAAGTCTGGAGGAAAGATTAGGTCGAGGGGTTTGAAACGTATGTAACCAGAAAATAAGCGTCAACTAGGTCGTCTAACGGCTTCGGGATCTTTTTCCCAATTTCCAAGTTTTTAACCATAGAATGCAAGGGACTTCGAGCCAAGATTGGGTCATCGTTCACATTTTGCTGATAAGCCTCAAACAACTGAAGCTTATTCATATTACCTTTACCGGCAAACTTCTTAATAGTTGTAGGAGCCACAGTTAATATGTCTTTAACGTGAAGTTGAGTAATCATCTGTTCTTTAAGAATAGCCGCACCTGCAGCCATGTCAATTATATTGTTAGTTCCCATTTTAGAACCATAAGAAGTACCTTCAAAGGCAACTATATAATCTTGTTTAGTTTGTGTAATACTAATGATAATATTAATAATAGCGTCAGCAGTTGCCATGTATCTTCTTACCTTTGCTAACTCATTCTTTGAATAATCTCCAAATGTAGTCTTCCAATCTTCTTGATAAATTAATGTGACATCATCTAATAAGCCTATATCTTCCTGAAGCTTTTGTTCCTTTTTGGTACCTAAGCCTGGTTTAACGTAACTAATATAATGATGTGTGTTGGCTACTGTATCAAATATACAAATGCCTGGGGAATTTAAAGAAAAATCTACTGAAACGTAATTCATTTAGAATCTTTTACCAAGACTAGCACCTAATGCGGCACCAACAAGTCTTGAAGTTAATAAATCATATAATATACCCTTTTGAATACCTAGTACTCTAGCTAATAACTTACCAACTGATTTACCTAAAGCAAAACCACCAAGACCACCAATGATTGATCCTAAAAGACCTTCATTTGTCATCTCTTCATTAAGCTTGTCTAAATCATAAGTACCGTCTTCCTTTTGATATGTATTACAAAATTCATCGATAGCTGCATCTATTTTAGCTTCTAATTCAGGAGACCATTCAGAGTTTAGGTTCTCTTTAAGAATGTCCATATCCTTTTCAGTGATTTTCTCTTCAACTAAGTATTTATTAAATGTTTTCATATTGTATATATCTTTGATTATTAAACTTAGTCTTTATCAATAAATTGTTCAAATAACAATAAGTGTTTTAATGTCTTTTTAGATTCTTGAATTTTATTATCCTCATTAGAGTAAAATTTATATCCTTCTCCTTCAACGAATCCGTCTTTATTGAATTTAACATAGCTTCCACCCTTTATAGGTTTTTTAAAATAAGCTGAACATCTAGTGTTTAAATTCTGTAATTCCTTTTTAGCCTTGTTTTCAGACATGTTTTCACAGAAAATTCTAGCACTATGAAAGCCACTACCTACACGTATACCTGCTTTAATGTCATAATTGCTTATACCTGTAAATTCATAACCTTTACCTTCAGAAGATGCAAAAGCATTTGCTTCTTCTTCAGTTTCAAACACAGCTGCTATCCAGTCCTCTGCTTTATCGAAACGATCTCCTTTTTCTGGGTTAGATCCCCAAAATGTGTATGTTTTTTGTTCTGCCATGATTATATTGTTTATATTTATTATGCTCCAGAGAAATCCTTAAAAGGAAGTTCTGTTTTATGTTTCTTTACAAATTCTTTATATGCCTTTTTCTTTTCGGCACTTTTTAAAACCTTATACATTTCTCTTAATCTATCAGCATGCGCTGTTCCTCTCTTCCATGCTCCATGATCATCTGCATACGCATGATACTTATCAAAAGATTTCATAGATGCCAAATACTGATCTAAAGGAGTTACAAATTTCTTTAAGAATAATTGTTGAATATCGTATTCTGAAGTTTTCTTCTTGTTTAAATAGAATTCGTATTGACCTCTCCAATTAGTATGCTTGTATGCATGTAAAATATCTTTACCCTCAGCATGTTTAATTGTTATTTGCCACTTTATGCCCTTATCATTTGATTGATCCTCATATTCAACGTCGTCTAAGTTGTCTGATATACCAGCATATGTGAATAGTTTGATAACAGCAGTTCTAAGATCTTCTTCTATTTCTGCAGGAGTTCCCCACTTGCCTTTTTTAAAATCGTCGTAAGAGTAATAACCTTCTAGTGTTAGTATATGTTTCATATTGTATATATTACTCTAATTCTATTCTTAGTTTAAGCTGATTATAATAGAAATTAATTTCAAATGTACTAAATTCAGAAATATTATCTGAAAAGTTTAAATTAAGTTCATTAATAGAATTCATTATAGGTTTAGCAAATTGCATATATGCAACTGATGCACCTTCAGAATCTAATATTCTTAACGTTAATGGTTCAGTATATGGTTCAGTAGTAGATCTTGCATAATAATATAATAAAGTGTCCATCATTATCCAATAGTTTATAAAACCATCTAATAATTGCATAGTAACAGTAAACTGTCTTTCTATTGTATTTTGAATTGGAACTGCTCCACGTTGGTATCTTATAGAACCATCATTATCAGCTTGTGATATTGGATCAAAAGAAACACCTGGAATATTTACGCCTTGAACAGAATAGTTAACAAAATCTATAGGCTCTGCTAATACAGATCCTGGTACCTTAGTAAGATACTGCTTATATTTTGCAGCAACTTCTTCTGGTATAAAATTCCTAGGGAATTTAAAGTCAAATGTGTTATTCCTACTATTTAAAATCATATTAAGCCTTTATAAATTTTCCAGAAGTTACATAAGTTTGTTCAGTACCATTATCTAAACTAATGTAGAATGTATTATTACTCATGTTTCTAATTGCTTTAGCATTAGCTTCGTTTATTCTAAATAAAACTTCTCCTTCGCCCATGTCAATATCTTTATTAGATACATGATTAAATACTAATTTACTAGTTCCATCTCCAAAGGATAGTACTAATCTCTCTGCATTTTCAAACGAAATAAGCTGAATGTCATCTCCAATCTTTTTTGATATAACAAACTTAAAATAACATGCGAATGGCGGAATGCTAATTCTAGTGTCGCCTTCTACCATAAATTCAGAAGTTTCAATTTCTTCAACATCTTTTAGCATTATGTTTTCAATTTGACCCTCTAATTTAACTTTAGATGATGATGCTATTATATTGTGTCTTTCTATAAATGCAGGTACAACCTTAACAGATCTAGGCACACTGTCCATAAGCAAACTTTTAATTACTTTATTACCAGAAAGATTTGGTAGTATGTTATAAACTTCAGTCATTATATTTGGACTATTAATCTTTAATGCCGAAAGTTTTTTACCATATCTACCAGCTTGATTTAAAATCAAACTAGCTCTTTTTACTATTTGTGTGTTATCTGTTTGGTTATAAATTCTCATAGTTACTTCTATAGAAAAGTTAACCGCAACGCTTGCATTCTTTATTATTGGTCTAAACAATATAGGATCATTAAAATCTTCGTATTGTGTAAATGTTATTTCATTAGTCTTTACATATGTTGATCCTATCTGTTCAAATACATCAACATCGAATATTGCTATAATATCATCAGAACTTGTTTGGATTCTATTAAGAATGTATGCTTCAAATGCACCTATAGAATTATCCTTTTCACCATATATTTTAAAATAATCTCCGTCGTCTGCGTCTTCTATTACAACTGTAAAATCTTGATATTCGTCTTCTCTAGAAACTGTAAACTTATTTTCTTCACCTACATAGAAATAATCAAAGCCATTTCCTACTTCTAATTTATCTATTAGCTTAAAGCTTACACCGTAGTTTGAAGTTATATCTAAATCACTTGAACCTATAGTACCATCTCCGTAAAATCTATCTCTAAATTCTGAGTTTTGTCCAATGATAGAAGGAATTTTAATTTCAATAAATTTACTCCATAATGTTTCACCTAAAATAAAAGGTCTTGGATTTGCATACTCATAATTACTAGTATTAAGATATACTAATTGTGTCAAGTAATTTTTTATTCCTGTTGTTCTCTCGGTTGTAACTTCAAATAAGAAACCTTCATAATTTCTAGCAGAAAAACTATAACCACTTTTTAAGTGAAGTCTTACAGAATCATATTGAATGTAATTAATATTTTGTGTAGCTTCTACTTGATAGTTAATAAGATCAGCTTCGTTACCACCAGTCCACGATGAAGCATTATTGATATAATTAAACATCTCATAATATCCAGTCGAGTCATATCCTAATAATGCATATCTTGATTCGTCATTAGGAACTTTAATACCGTGGTATCTTCCTATTGGCTGATTAATGTCATTACCCGTAACTTCGTCTGGTGTAGAAAATAAAGGATTTGCTCTAGTGTCTACTATTATTTTACCACCTATAAGATCTGGGTAATTATATTCAATTATTCCATTTTGATTAGGAATGTATTGTCCTATCATTGTAGTACCAGAATAAGAATATATGCCCAATGATCCACTAATAGTAAAATCTCCAGGGCTATCTAATGCAGATAAGTCAAATTTATATGTTTTACCGTTTTGTAAAAGTAAAGTTCTTGCTGCAAAGTTTTCAACAGACAAGTAGCCACTGTTTGTCGTAACATCAAAGTTTACAACATCACTACCTAATTCATTTATTAAATGTCTAGGTGCTGTGGTTACGTTTTTAACAGTATCTAAGAATTTTACTTCACTACCGTTATCATCCACTTCAATTTTAGTTGCATCTGGATTACTCTGATCGTGATATATGAATTCTAATAAAACGTCTTCGTCTATCCTGAAATATCTTGATGATTTTGCCATATTGTTTTAGAATCTCAAAAATTTAGGTGACCAATACACTCCTAAACCAATAGAAGGACCGGTGCTAATTACTTGATTATTATTTAAGTTTATACCATAACCAACTCCAATTCCAATAGACCATCCTGATTTCTTCTCATTCTTTCTATTTAGTCGTGTGTTGATTAAATTTATGTTTTCAATGTCTTTAATTTCTATACCTGGATAACTAGTACTTAATTTTAATTTATCAGCTCCATCTACATTTTCAATTGCAGCAAATAAACTTAATGTTTGTTTTAATTCAAATTTACTATCTAAAACCCTAAATTGACCGAAATCATATTTTAATGTAGAAGTTCCAAATAGAGATCTGCTGTTACCACTACCATAATCTTTAAATGATTCATACTTAACTTCAGCAGTAGTTGAATCTATTTGAGTTACGCTTGCGTTTGCTAGTAAACTATCTTTAATTTCTAATTCAGCAGATATTAAGGAATTAACATCTGATAAATCATCATTTAAGTCTAGCGCTTTTTTATACTTATTAGTCATCTTGAGAAGCTTATTATCTTTAATTGATAAATCAACTTTATAAGATCTTATCTGTGCCAATTGATCACCGTTATCATTTTTTAAAACCGTAACAGAATCTTGGGCAGCTAACAAATTATTTAAAGAAATACTAGCATCTTCTTGTGCATATTTAACATCTTGTTTCAAAGATGATACTTGGTCGCATTGTCTCAAAAACAACAAAACGAAAAGAGCACCCAGTACAAATGTAAGGGTGTTCTTATTACCAAATATTTTCTTTATAAATTCCATATCTACTTATTTTTTATGCATCTTTATCATTACCTAACGACCCAAAGAGCATTTGTACGTACCATACTTCAGTTGTTCCGTATGGTCCACTAACTGTACAGTCAACATTCTGATTACTACTTCCTGATTGCTGTTTAGTAAATCTATAAACTCCTGTAAATACAAGTGGATCGTTTGTTCCTGTTGGTCCTGATTCATTTGCTCCATTAATCCATCCTCCTGACGAAGACATGGCACTTGGCGCAACAGGTGAAGTCATTCCATCATTAGTAATAGTATATGCTACATCGTTATACATCGCGTTAGATGCCATTATATCTCTATTTGCAGGAGTAGTTCCACTGGCGAATGTAAACGTCGGATTAACCGAGTTAGAACTAGATGGTGATGGGGTTGGAGTCGGTCCAGGTGTACTTGAACTCGGTGTTGGAGTCGGAGGTATTGTACTCGGCGAAGGCGTTGGTGTTACACCACCTGATGCACCCGCTGCTTGAGAAACTGTAATAGAATTAGTAGTTGAACCATCTGTGTGATTTACTGTTAATGTTGCCGATCTACTTTGACTGGTCGTATTATCTAGTACTTCAATATTCCATGTATCAGAACTACCTACTTGTGTAATAACAATCCATCCAGTAGCTGGATTACTCCATGTGTACCCATCATCTGCTGGAACTACTGTTACTGTTCTTGTGTATGTATGTGCCATTTTTTACTTTGTTTATTTCTAATTTATATATTTTAATTTTATTATCTATGTTTTTATCCCATTGCGAATCCGTCTCCTCCAGGGCCTTCGCTAGGATCACCTGATGTTGAAGGATTTGTTATGTAGAAGAAATCTTCTGTTCCTTGTACGTCGTAAGCTCCTCCGCCAAACAAAGGAACTGTAAGATTACTACTTTCGACACCAACTGAAATACCAATCACATCCCATGTATAAGTACCTGTCCAAACTTGCGCTTTTAGAGATCCACCCGGTGGCGGAAGCATAGAAGTAGGTGTTCCAGAAACTATACCGTCAGCTATTGCACCAGGTCCTGCTGGACTTGTGTTGCTTGGCACGTTTGTTAAAGTATAACTTACTGTTATTGGGAAGTTAGCGCCATCAACACCTCCTGCAAATCTGGATGCATTGTCTATGTAATCATCAAATATAATTCCCATAGTACTAGATACAATTACTTCTGTAACCGCTTCTACCGTTAATGCCCATGATAATGAAGATAAACTTCCTGATGTATTAAATGTAATTATGTATTCGCCTGAGGCTGCATCTGTTGTTATGTTCTGTATGTCAGCTGTTCCACCTTGTGTAATTGAGAATGCTCCACCTGCAGCATCACCGTCGAATTGTAAATTATTTCCAGCTGTTGCGTTAATTTTAACTTGAACTGAAACGCCGTCTTCTGCATCAAATACTAATGTTCCGCCGTTTCCACCCTGTGTCCAAGAAGTTTGACTTACACTTGAATGTGAGTTAGTTCCTATTTCTGCGAAATTAAAAGTCCAATCAGCTGTGGTTCCTCCAGCATCAAGATCTAATGTATATGAGTTAATCGTTGAGCTTCCTACTGGTGTACCATCTGCGTTTGCATCAATGTTTCCACCACCTATAGAAATACTATTATTATTAACTGGTGTACCGTCTGCATTTGCATTAATGTTTCCACCTCCAATTATTATAGAGTTAGGGACAGCAGCACCGCATGTAGTACATAATTCTTTCCATTCATTGTCTGAAAAATAACCTTCAAATGTATCAGTATTTGAATTGTATCTAAGCATACCAGCAGTTGCTGTGAGAGGATCTGCAGTGTTATTTAATTGAACAAACCCCTTAAACTCAGCATTAGAATCAACATTTAATATGCCTTCACCTAGTGTTTCTAATTTAATATCAGAGTCTGCTCCTGATTGAATAGTAACACCTGATCCACCTGTTATGGTAGTATGGTTGTTAGAATCTAAATCAATAGAATCAACATTTATTGCAAATTGAATGTTTGAAGCTTGGAACGCGTTTTGAATAGCAAATCTAGTTATTGAAGTATTTGCATCATATGCTCCTGTAAATACTATTTTCTCACCGCTATTGTCATCTACTAATGTAATGTAGTTATCAAAAGCAATTGAATCCTTTTTGATAGTTAATTTTGCATTAATATCAGTATTTATACCATCTATTGGCGTTGTTTCATCAAATACTTCATCTCCTATAAATACAACTGGAGTATAAGCTAAACCTAATCTCTTTGGTTTTAAAATTTTATAAGCTGCAGAATTAGCCCCTATTGGATCTACAGAGGACCAAGGTGTGTTAGTAGTTCCGGTTTCACCCTTTAAACCCTGTTCACCTTTTAAACCCTGGTCACCTTGAGCTCCAGTTAAACCTGGATTTCCTTGACCACCTTTTTGACCCTTTAGGCCTCTTGGCCCACCGCCATTTGCTAGTATCTGATCAAAGTTGTAGTTAATTTTCTCAAACTTAATAGAATCAGAATCGCTCGGATGTAATATTTCTCTAATGTTGATTGCCATTTTATGACTTTATTTTTATCATAGGTTTTATATCATAAGAGTAGCCTAATCTTTTATTATATATCAACCTAAAATTCATTGGCTTTTGGACGTGACTTCTATATGCAAAATTATTCTTATCAAGCGTGAAACCATCACTGTCTAATTGATCAATAGTTACTGCATTTATAATCTTAGAACCTTTACCCTTAAATCGTTTAGTGTATAATTGAACAGAATCTAGTATATAAGTTTCTATTAAATTATTTTCAGCGTATAGTAGTGCATCATCGGTCAATGTTTCTTTGTTTCCAGCTGAATTAGCAGGAGAAACATATCTTGAAATACTTTCTAATACACCATCTTTTGCAAGTCTAGTAATTAATGTATCTGTTATGTAAAAATCAGCTATAACGTAATTTGTATTTTCATATACAACAACATTACTAGTATTTGCATTATTTCTTAAAATATCATCTAGTTCTTCCTCTGAAGTAACATATGATGTGTTGAAATCAAGAAGATTATATGAATATTTAGGCTTCATCACTGTTGATGCTAAATATGATCTTTCTTCGTGAGTGTCTAACGTGCCTGGAATACTAGTAGAAGTTCCACCTGCTAACGATCTTGTATAATAATCAGAATCCCATGAGGATCTAAATACATTAATATCTTTTTTATCGATAGCGATTTCTCCAATAAGAGGATATAAAGGCAGTTTATCACTAGTACTAGAAAGTTTAGTTACACCGCTAGGATTTATTTCATTTACTTTATGATAGAAATGATTTTTAATTATTCCCCATTCAGAATCATGTGTACCATCGTCACTGATAAACCCTAAGTTAAACATAACACCACATTTGTTATATCTTCTGTAATATGCATCTGCTCTATTAAACTCATCTAAATTAGTCAATGAGTGTTTATATAAAGCCTCTTCAAATCTAAGCTCGTTAGTGTTATTTGTCAAATGTAATCTGTTAACTTTAAAGTGAGAATATGCATCAGTAAATGTAACAATAGGTTTCATATCTACTGTGTAGCTTCCATTGTGTCTTATTAAGAAAGGATAATATTCAGAGTTAGACATTAAATTATAACCAATATTACCTTTAAATAATTTAAAACTTTTGGGTTTGTCTGTATCTTCTTCAATGTTAAGATTAGATCTTTGAATCACTTCCGTACCGTCGCTAAAGTTAATAACAAATCTATTATTTAATATAGTTCCATCAACATCAACTGTCGTATATGTAATCTCATCGTTGTTTAAGTTGACCAAGTCTGCAACTGATTTTGCTGTTAGTTTTTCTAAAATAATTTTATGTGCATTTGCTCCACCGCCGATATACGTATACTCAGCTCCACCTTGTATAGAGTTGGGTAAGAATTCAATATCTAATATGTCATTAGCATCATTGATATTAATTGGTTTCCCTGCTATTTTTAACGAATTGTCTGAATCTACCGCTGTTACAGAAACTTTATAAATTGAATTAGTATCGTCGTTAGGAAATAAATCTATAATAATATCACCGTATAGTCCATCATCGCCTAGTGTTATTTGAGAATCAAATTGAGGTAATGTGCCACTAATGTGAGAAACACCAGGAATAGTATAAGGTCCTTCATCTGCCCAGTTTATAGATGAATCATTAAATTGTAATGCACCATTAAACTTAGTATCAGCATATGCGAAATCATTTTGATTAGAATCAAACACTATTTTATGGTTTAATTCATAAAGCAGTTTTCTATTCATATTGTTATCAATCCAATAATCACCTAAGTTTAAAGTAATATACATAATAACAAACTTAAATTGTTTGTTTTGAATCACTTCATATGATACGCTATTGGTTTCAGTGTCTTCGTTAACTTTAAGAAGTATACTAAATTTATAACCATTGAATTCACTGCTCTTTACAAATTCACTAGCGGTTGTGTTTACAAATTCTTTTCTATTTTTAAAATCAACTTTAATACCTTTAAATACTGTACTAGCATGTGATATTCTATTACCACCATCTACTAGTGAATATTTCTTTAAAAGGTTGGTCTTAATGTATGATGTGATAGAATCTTCTAGTGAATTTATTTCTGGATCACCTTCAAAAATATCATCATAAATATCTACTAAATCTTCTGATGTGAGTTTCTTTTCAAATCCATCACTAATCATAAACTTGTCAAAATAATTATTGACGGTACTTTTAAATAAATTAGCACTTAAATCAAATCCCTCTATAAAGTTAACGTAACTAAAAGTATCGTTAAGTTCATTGTACTTCAAATACTTAGGTGGTTTTTCCATATAGAACCACTCATGTGTCATTGCTTCTCTGTCTCTTTCAGAAACTGATAAGTCTGGGGAGAAATTAGTTCTACCAAATGCTTCGTTGACATTTAAGTAATATGGTTGCTCTCTGACTGTAACTGTATCTTTAAGTACCCATTTGTTAATGTTAGGTACTATTCTAGAATTAGTAGCATATTCTTTTAAATTGTTTTCTTTAAGTCTGTCATATTCTGACGTGATTTGTTCTAAATCTTCATCATCTACAGTTTCTTCAGTTAATATTTTAGATAAATTAGAGAAATAATCTATTGGATCTAATTCAAAATCCTCACTAAAAATATCTCTAGCGCTTAATATAGTAGTTTCAAGTCCAGTCGTTTCATCGATATTATTTATAGCGTTTGTATATGGTTCGTAATCTATTTCAGATTGAGTCTCGTATACTAGTTCTTTTATGTCTGAATTAGACGTGTCATAAAAATCAGTATTTAAGTCATACATGTCATACGCTGAAAATAAACCCAATCTAACTTCATTTTCATAATATATTTTACTATCACCATCGGTTAAATCGTTCTTATCTTCTAAAACTACTTTAGAATAATCACTGTTAATCCTAGTAATATCTTCTACCACGTCTATTACTTTATTGTAGACATTAGCATATCTAGTTTGTATATAGTCGTTTGCATTTATTTCACTTAGCGTTTCATTGTTTACAAATACTGATTTACCGGGTGCATTACCACCTGAAAGGAAATATGCATCATATTTTTCTAATATGGCTTGTTCTGGCAATAATGCTATACTCTCTCTAAGTTGTAATCTATTGTATAGATCTGCATTTTCGATAGTTAAAAATTCATTAACATTACCTTTACCTAATAATAAGCAAGATTGCATTAACTCGTATCCAGATATTTTACTAACTATATAAACTATTGATCCAACATTATGTGCAGTAAACCTAGATTCATTACTATCAATACATGCTGCTAGTGCTACCGCAACATCTGTTGTTGTACCCTGATTAGAATATCTATATCCTTCAAATCTACCAGCAACAATTTGAGATTCTGCCCTGTATATGTGATTTTGTAAATTTAGATTGGTTTGAATTTGATCATTTCTAATAATACAATCACCTTGTGAAAGTATTCTTAAATTTAGATCTCCTAAATTAGCGTGTCTTTCAGTAAAAAAGAAACTTTTAGTATTAATAAAACTGCTACCATCAAGTGTAATATCAAAAAGATCTCTGAATAATAAAGAATCTTCCATGTTTAGATAATATATGCTTGTACCATCTGCCTTGGTACCATATGTTACTTTATTATAAATAGTTTTAATAGTTTCAGAAAATCCATCAATGCCATTCAGTGGGTCATCTGCTACTGTTTCTATTGAAAATGTTTTAGGTGTGCTTGGATTTGCAGGATCATCAATAGCAAATACAATCACTTGTCCTGGAACGTATTTAATAAATGTGAATTTATTAGCTTCCTCTCTGATATTCGTGATTCCTAGTGCGTCATTAGTATGTGGCGTATTAGTTACGTTTAACTTTATGAAGTCATATCCATGATCATTGTTTTCTTCCAGGTCAATTGATCTACCTGTTTCTTTTATACCTAATTGATCTGATATATAATTTCCTCCATCTTCTATGGCAACTTTCCATTCCTTGTCGTTATATACTGTATTACCTGAGACATTAAAGAATTTATTTCCTGCGCTAGCGTATGCTAACATTGGCATTGTAGTAATTTGTTTATATGATGGTATTGCTGTCTCGGGCTTAGTGACATCCACTAAAGAATTTAGTTCTTTAAAGTGGTGTATCTTACCATCAATCGAAAATATTCTACCATAACCAGAATCTATTTCATCTACAAATAATCCAAAGTATCTGTTTACACTATATTCTGATGCTAAATCATCGTTAAATAAAAATTCTAAATTAATTAAGTTTGCTGAAGCTATCTCATTTCTTCTAAATGCATCAGTTATATAATCATTTGCTTCAATTAACGGTTTATCAGTTAAGATATAATCTTTATATAGATATTCTCCTTTAGATGTAAAACCTCCCTTAATAAGATCGATTCCATTAAAGCTAGATTTCTCCTTCTTTTCAAAGTTTACAGTGATTGGCGCTGAAGGAAAAGTTTCGTCTTGTACGTGATTTCTTAAATATGTACCTATGTTAGAATTTCTAGTCAAATCAAATGATTTAATAATTTCTGAATTTCTAAGAAGGCTTTTAATTCTACTTAAATTATCTACAGCGTTATCTTGTAATTCCAAAGACCCTACTGGATCATTAACTCTATAGATAACAAAGTTTCTAGGTATATGCGTGTCTAACCATATCGGTGCAAACATTCTAAAATCTTCTGTGTGCGATTTAGAAAAATTATAGTTTGTACCATATTGATATGATTCTTCTATTTGTTTTTCATAACTGTCCAAAACAGTAATATCAGAATAATCTCTTTTTGTTTGGAACATTAGCTCGTTTGGAGTTGAGTTCACGTTATAGAAATTAGCAACGTCGTACGCATACTTGCCATCTTTGTTAATTGAAAATTTCTTATACTCTATCGCTGCTAATTCTTTACTAGCATTTATGCTTTCTAAATATAAATTATCATCTTCACTAACAACTAACTTAACATTAGTAGTAAGTTTAGGATTTGTTCTTAACAGCGGTCTAGAAACATTGTCTAATTTATAGTTAGACTCTAAATCAAAGTTAGGTCCTAGCGCTTCAATAATAGAATCATCCATTATTGGCATGTTATATATAGAATCTGGATTTTTAGAAGGGTCTCCACAATCGTCACATGTCTCTCCAGAATAAACACTTATTTCTTGTTCACTTCCAAAACCTAAATCAACTGCATTAATACCAGCTACTTTAATATTTGGCGATGCATATGTAACGTTAATAGAGTTTACGGCGTCTGCTATAGTTTCAGACCAAACAGTATGTACAAATGTCAGACATCCATATCCCTCTGGTTGAACTGTCTGTTGGTTTGTCATGTCACCGAAACTGTCGATTAAACCTTTGAGTGCGCTTTCGCCTACTGCAACAGAATTACCTTCAGAGTTCATTGTAACATCAAAACCAGCATCAACTACATATAAATTCCAATATTGAGAAAGTGTTCCTAACGTGTTATCTTGGTCCGTGTTTGAATTACACTCATAAAATACATAATATACATTAGTATCATTTATACCACCGTCTCCAGTAGTTAAGCCTAAGTTTTCACCATTAAGGCTTGGTCTATTGTATTGCACACAATCACCCAATTGCGTGATCTCTGAATTCTTTACAAATTGGTTGCTGCCATTAAATCCATACCAGTTATATTCAAACCCGTCACCTTCGTTGTCCCATACTAAATAACCAGCATCAATGCCAAAATCCAAATATACACCAGCTGGTGCCAAACCATCTGTTATGTTTCCATCTGCAGCAAGTTGACTTGTGAATATTGGAATATTTTGTTGGGCTATTTCAATTAAATCTAATTTAACTGGAACAATTCCATTAATTTCCGGGAGTCTATAATAAATATCTTGTGTACTAGAGCCTGTGCCACATATATCATCAACACTTGTCGCATATGTTAAAGTACCTAAATTAAATGTAACATATGTTATAGGCTCAGGACATGACCAAAATAAAGATCCACCCGTTGTGGTCCATGTGCCATTAATTCCTCTTTTGTAGTAAGTAACTGCTTCACCATCTGCCTGATATAAACCTGCTGGAATTAATCCCTCTAATGTTTCATTAAGGCCATTTTGATATTGATTTGCTCTATAGCTACTAACAAACAGTTTAGTGTTATTTGCAACCAGTGTTGCTAAAGTTATTGAAGGATCTCCAGCTGTTGAGATTCCGTAATACACGTCTACCGTTTCCCCTCCATCCGGATTACAAAGACTAGTCTCTGATCCAGAATATCTAACTCTAGTTTTTTGAAATAAATCTGATTGTGCCTCACATGTTCCTATAGTTAATATTTCACCAGAACTATTTAGCGTTATTATTTTTTCTTGATCGTCTTGTACTATTTTACAATGAGTTGCAATGTTATCAGAAGCTCTAACTCCTGCACCGTTAACATCATTATATATTTTATCACCTATTGAAAGTCCACTTATTTGTGTTGCGTTCTGTGTTGAGAACCAAGCTGAATTAGTTGCTGGCTCTAAACATGCATCGTCGTCATTGTTATAAAATGCTGTTGCATTAATTTCAAAGAATGCAGGAAACGAAATGTTTACATTAATAACAGTTGTAGAAATACCTCCTACAGAATCTTCTGCACGTAATGTTATGGTGTCTGGTCCAGTTTCACCTAAATTTGGTGTATATGAAACAGTAGAATTACCAGTATCTATTGAAGCTACACCCTTTGATGGTTGTACATTAATAGAATATGTAATAGTTTGACCTTCTGCATCGATTGCATTGTACGAAATACTTACAGCTGTCGTCTCATTTAGAGATGTTGCTATCGTATAAGGCGTGTTCTGAAATACTGGAGCAGTGTTAGCTTCAGCTGTTATGTTAATAGTAACAGTTCCAGTTGATATGTTACCTGTAGTATCTTCTGCAGTATAATCAAATGTTTGTGTTTTGTCGCCATCTGCAAATACTAATTGAGGTGCAGTATATAATGTTACACCGCCTGTAAGTGTGCTAAGAGATGATCCTGATATTACAGGGGTTAAAGCGCCGAGTGTAATTATAAGGTCACCATCAGCGTCTATATCATCTTCTACTAACGTAAAAATATTAATGCTTTGAGTATCTTCAGAATTAAGGTTAATTGTATCGTCATCTGATACTGGAGCACTATCGCCAGCAATAACGCCTGTACACGTTATTGTTCCATCTGCTGAATTTTGATACCCACCTGGTATTGTAATGGTAAATGTGTAAGTACTTGAACCTGATTGTATTGTAGCAGGTGTTACTGCTCCTGATGTACCAACTGTAGCATAATTAGTGCTTGTGTCAATGGTTGTACCCACTGCCAATCCATCTAAACTAGATAAATCTAACTGAGCTACCGTACAATCAAATATAGGATCGGGCGATGGAGATGGCGTCGGCGTTGGTGCTGGTACGCTTGAACTTGGTGTTGGTGTTGGAGATACATTAACAATGTCTAAGGTTGCAGAATCATTTGAACCCATGCCGGTTCCGTCAGTTGATGATAAATCAAATTTCAGAGTTTCTAAAACTTCAGTTTCAGCATCAGTGTTTATTGTAAACGTAAGAACTGCTTGATATAGAAATGCATCTGCTGTGGGTGCAGAAAGAGCTGTTGATCCGTTTGCTCCTAAATCAAGATCACTGTATTCTGCTGCATCTGTGTCAGTATCATCAATTTCATAATCAATATCTACACCATCAAAATCACCTATTCCTGTAATGTAAAGTGAAACAGTGTCACCTTCGTTTGCTTGTGTTATTGGAGTTCCAGGTGCTGTACTTAATTCCCATCTATTATCTAAAAAGAAATTACTACATGTACTAGTTGTTGTGCTGGTTATTCCGGTATTACTGTCAATTTTAATTTGACCAAAAAAACCTGTGTCCTTTATTGCCCAAAAGTTATTTCCAGTTGTATTGTTTAGGTATGTTGCGTCGACTACAGTACTTGTACTTAGCGCATTCGTTTGGTATAATTGTACACCAGTATCTGCCGAAAGGTCGATAGTACCAGATACATCATCATACCATACTTCGATCTCTGTTGTATTTGCGCGATCAAAACTACATGCTGAGGTATTATTAGCAGATGCTTGAAATAATTTAATTGAAATTGATGCCATTTACAGTGTTAATTGTTTTATTAATAGAGTTCTCATTACCTTCTCTATTATATATCTAACACAATAACGGTAGCTTTCTCATATTACCTTACAGAATACCCTTTAAAGTCATATATTCTTCTATCAACTGCTGGTGAAGAAAAGCTTGGTACGTTTCTAACTAACTGTGCAGCTCTTATTGAGTTTAAGTTTTTACCTTTCGCACTGTACTTAGCAAATACTTCTAAATCAAATGTAAATTGTTGATCAAATTTATCAAAAATATCAAAACCGATCTTTTTTGTATATGTTAAGTTAGGGAAAGTTAATTTAGCTTGTCCACCAATTCTTCCTCTATCAGAATCTTCATCATTACCAAAATAATCTGTCATTCTATATTGGAATACGATGTCAACTGTAAGTGCATTAGAGTTGTCTAAGCCTGATTTGTCTCTACCTTTAATAGATTTTCTAGATTGTTTAGTTTCTCCATCAACTGATAATGTATCTAAATTAATAGGAGACATAAATAAGAAAGATCCACATGATCTTCCACCTAATAAAAATTGATCATTAGAATCGAATGACATTTTAAGCGTTCTGTCTCCAGCCGCTATAATCTGACTGTCCTTAGTATCTTGGAATCCTAATTGTTGTTTAGCTTTAATATTATTAATATTAATAAAGTTTGCACCAAATGCACCAACTGATCTAAATGATTTACCAGATACAAACGTAGATGTAATTGGCATTGTGTGGGTTGCACCGTTTACAAGTGCTTGTAATGAAGCTTTTTGATTTGCTTCTGAATAAGCAAGCATAACTTGATTAGCTTCATCATTTAACCAGCCTGCATATAGATTTTCTAAATCTGGATGATCCTTATGCATATAAAGACCTGTGTTGTATGCTGCTGCACCTATTGTTCCAACAGAACATACATCTACCATATTTGCACCAAAGTCCATATTTAGGTTTGACACTCCTTGTGCTACACCGAATGTACCTGTCCAAATAAAGTCGTTTGATGTACCGTCACCTGTTGGTGTTTCTAGAATTATATTACTAGCACCACTTTCAAATGTAGCATAACTTAGTGTATATTCGTAATTAGTTAAACTTGCAGGAGCTCCATCTATTAATGATTCAGTCACATAAAGAGGATTATGATTTGCGACATCCATATATCTGTTGTATATGAATTGTCCTCTTCTTTGTGCAGATTGATACGGAGCAGACAATAATAAATCATCTACATTAGCAATCGCAGATGGAGAAACATTTTGATATTGTATTGGAGCTAAATCATATTTACCTTGAGATGTATAATACGTATCAGATGCAATTTTAGTATCAATGCTTGCTGTTTCTTGATCATTTAACTGAACACCAAATCCGTTAGTGTGTTCTGTAGAACCTGAACCTGATGATTTGTAAACTGGCTTACTTCTATCTCCAGTTAATCTTGCAACTAATTCTAATTGTGTTGCTTTAGTATTTTCTAATAATAATTTGAATGTCTTAGTAACAATGTGTCCTTTCTTAACTGTAAGTTCTGCAACTTCGTCAACATAATAACCAGCAAATATTTGGTTAACCGTATTGTTTTGTATAACAGATACTGTACCGTCTTCTGATCTTAATGTAACTACTAATTCACCAACTTCAGCCTCGATGCCTTCTTTAAGTGCAGCTATTTGAGATTCTAAAGCAATTAGCTTGTCGAATACTGAGATAGGTTTTTGTTCTGCTGATAAGAAACCAGATGCTATTGATGCTGCGTTGTGAGCATAAAACTTTTCGTTAGCGACAAAACTTTCGTCAACGTGTGTGAATACACCTTTAGAAGTTAATTCTTCAGATATTTTAACTGCAGCTACTTCCGCTAAGTTTTTCTGGACTAGTCCATCTAAATCAGTTGTGTCAATCTCAGCCTCTGGAAAATCAATAGTAATTGGTGCTGACCACTCAGAATATATTGGGTTTGCAGGATAACCTGCTTCAGAAATAGATCTTACTCTAATTTCAACTAATTCGTTTTGATTAATTGCAATATCTAATTGATTGAAATTAATTTCCTGTGCATCTTCTACTAAAGATTCTTTCCACTCAAACTTTCCTATTCTAGGTGTTATTGAAAGATTTCTGTCAGCTTGTGATAAGCTAAGGCTAGCAGCTGGGTTTGCAACTACTCTTCCTCTTGGTCTAACTTTAGTTTTAATTTCATTCCAGTTTGAGAATACCGCAGTCTTCTCTCTAGTACCGTCAGTGAATGGTAACTGAGAAACTTCTCCTGATTTACCATTTGTCGATAAGTATCTATATTGTACTGAGAATTGTACTACACTCTGGGGAACTGTATCTGCAACCTTTTTAGGTCTAGGCACAGCCCAAAAACCTCTAACTCTAAATTTAGGTGTGATATTCGTAGCATTAGTACTAGAAGATAATGATTGAATTTGATTTACTAAACTATTATAAAGTTTAGTTTCACTTGCTCTTTCTTCTATTAATGCATTAAGCTCACTCTTGTCTTTGTCTCTTTGAACTTCAGATTCATATTTCTTAGTTGAAATTTCACTTCTTTTCTTAGAAATAGTATCATCTAATTTCTTAATTGTTTCTTCAACCGAAGTTTTATCTGCCGAGAACTTCTTAATCTTATCAGATGCGTCATTCTTAGTCAGGTGTCTGTTAATTTGTACAACCTTAAAGTTACTGTTGTCCAAGATTGGAGCATCAGGAGTCACACCTATGGTTGCAGGTGGGATAGCGTCATCTTTAAGTGCTTTGATATATTGACCGAAGTCTGCAACGTTTTCCTTATAAAAATCATCTAATCTAATGAATGTTCCGTCTTCTTGTAAAAGAGTTAATTCATTTGTATATAGTCCAACACCAGGTGACCATTTTTCTGCCAACATGTTTGAATCAGGATCAATAGCTTTAATAAATACTAAAACTCTTTCATTGAATCCACAGTTAACCTGTACAGATAATCCGCCTTTAACATATTTGTAAATAGATAGTGCATCAACACCTATTCTAAGTGCTCCGTAACCTTCTATTATTTCTAATTCTAATGATCTCTCAGATCCATCTATTTTTAAAATCTTATATCTAGTGTTCTTCCCGCTATTGTTAAGCATTAGCTCATCGCCTGCTTTAAGAAGTTCAGTATCATCTAAATCTTTAGCATTGTCAGAGTATGTTAATTTATCAACAGTTACTAACTTGACTGATTTCTTTTTAGTAACACCATCGACAATAACATCCTTTTTCAATGTAACTATATCAGTAATTTCAAACTTACCACCATACTGACTATTTCTAAAAGGTAAATCTCTAACTTCTTCGTCAACAATATATGTTAAATTATTATTTACAACTTCGCGGATGACAGTATAATAATCAAGCTCTTCTTTGTTTTTAAAGTTTTCTTTAAAATATTCTACTGTAGTTTCGTTAGTAGAATCAAAAATAATCCTTTTAATTAACACTCTTTCAGTATCATCTGCAACTTGTCCAGAAACATCTAAAGATGTTGTCAACAATGGATTTAAGAAATCTTCAAAGAAATAATTACTTTTAGTAGCAAAGCGTTCAGGTCTAATTACATTTGTAATGTCGTTAGCTGGAGTTTTTAATGCTGAGGTAATAATTCTCTGATAACTTCCATCTGCTAACTTAATTTTAGTATTACCGTTTCCTAAACCTGTAAGTGCCTTTAGGTTTGTGTCTAGTCTATCTAGCTCACGTTTCATATAACCGAATGCAGGTACATAAACTGTAGTAGTTGTACCATCTGGTGCCAAGATTTCCAAAGGAATATCTTTCTTTTCAGTGGTTACCGCTTCGTTAACTCTTTCGTATACCTTTAAAGAGTTAGCATTGATTTCAAGAAGCTTCTTGAGCGTGTTAGAAAGTGAGTTGTTAGTATTCATATTATCTTAAAATATCTGCTTCAAAGAGATAGGTTGTAGGATCTACACATACTATCTCAATATATGGTTTATTTGTTAAAAGTTGACTTACATCTATTTCAGCAACTAGTTTATCAAATCTATTGACTTTATCAGAATAGATTTTAATACTGTTACCTTGCATGTCTATCGTATCAAATACTATCTTAAGTGTTTGACCAACCTTCCATGAAATAGAACTGTCGTCAATGTATATATTCAGATCATTATTAGGATCCGATGATAACAGGCCGTTTAAGCTTAGTCTATTAGTATATTCTTGTAATTTTGTCCAGATTGCAAATTTATCAGCACCTTGACCATTAACATTTGCATCGAACGGCGCAGCTGTGGTTAATCTAGCGGCTAAAGCTTCTCCAGACATGTTGTATATCCAAGCTTCATCTAAAGAGTAACCGTATACTGTGTTATTGATTTTTATCTTGTTCTCAATAGTTTTATCAACAGCAGTACCTTTGCCATTAAAGATAACATCAGTATTATATTGTAATTCTACTGGGATTGTGCCATCAATTAATCTATTAATTTTATCATGCGCCCTAGTTATTAATTGTAATAAAGATTTTGAATCTTGTAACTGAATAGACGCATTTTCAAAGTCAGACTCTACTGCAGCTATTCTATTAACAATATCTTCACTATCATTAGACATTAAAACCAATGATTCTAAATCATACAATCTTGTGTCAATGCCTAAGTATCTTGTATTCGCTTCTAAAAGTAATTGTGTTGCATTCTCAAGTGCAGTGGTCGTGTCCATGAATAAATCCATAGAAAATGTTGTAAAATCATTAATAGAAGTTTCAACACCTACGTTATCAAGAGAAGAATTAAACTTTAAGTTTAGCTTTAATGAGTAACCATTACCGTTAAGTCCAGTAACCTCATTTGGCTTATACTTAATTTGTTCATGTATTTTTGTACCAGGACCGAACGCATCTTTAATATCATCTAAGATTAGAACACCATATAAGTTAGTAGCTCTATTTGCCGGTACTGATTCACTGTAAAGATCATAATAAATTAATATTGCGTTAAACCTAAAGTCCTGTCCTTTTTGAGAAAATTCTAAAATAGAAGTAGTTTCTGGGTCTTGTTCTATTGCAGCATAGCTTCCGGCAGCAAATTCAATTTGTACTGAATTAGTTGCATTGGTTTGAATGTCATAATACGGTCCACTTTCGGCATTGTATTCGTCGACAATTGAGTCTATGTTGATATTAGAATCTGGGTGTACTTGACCTGCTCTTCCTTTAATATAATCATCTGCATATAATTTAGTAGCAGTTGTATTATAATTAGTTGGTCTAAATAAAACAGTTGGTGTGTAACCTACTGATGTCGGAACATTAACGTAAACTTCATGATAAGTATTATCAGAATAAGTCACGTCGTTCTCTGCGTCAATAGTTCCCAGATATTTTACTAGTCTTTCGTAATTTGCACCACCTAAGATAGCATTGTCGTTTTCTGCATATAAACCATTAATACTCTCATTAGAGTCTGTTGGTCTAAAATCTACAGCACCTAGTTTTGACATCCATTTAAAGAATACCTTTTCAGCATCTGATTGCAAAATGATTGGATCATAGTCATCATCTCTTAATAGAAGTTCTTCTAGGTTAAGAGCGTAATTCTGAAAAGTTTGCGCGAAATCTACATTTGGCATCGATGCAACATAAGATTGACCTGAGGCTTGTTTTAAACCAAGTTCAAAATCAATTGTGTTAGAGCCTGTAACAGATTGCGTAAAATCTGGTAGATCAAGTAATGCATACTTGCTAAATTCAAATTTTAGATCAGGATTGTTAAAGGCCCTAGTTATGTCTCTTGCAGCCGATGCGAATGCATACATTGTGCCGCCTTGCGGCTGTGGTATTCTAACTAAAGGAGTCGCCATTTATTTTATTAATTTTGTTTATTAAACAATAGTTGCTTTATGTGAGCTAACTACGTACCAGATATTTTCAAAACATCTTAATGTAATTGTTGAGTTAAGTCCGTCGAGCGCGATTGAAGTCGCAGCTATATCAACACCTGCAGCTACTAAGATAGTAGATGCTGCTGTCGCTATAATCATAACTTCATAACCGTCTACAGCAGCAGGCATTGTAAAATCAGCATCCACGAAGTATGTTGATTTTTCAAGCGTTGTTGGTGCAGAGATTGTCGTAGCAGTTGCAGCTGAACCAACAACTCCGCTAAATATCACTTTGCCTGCGGCTGTGATAGCATTGTTGAATGTAAAGTCTGTTCCTACTGTTCCGCCATTTTGGTTAACTTGTAATAACGTTAAGTCGTTTTGCAAAACTGTAATAGCTGAAGTAGTAATGTTAGTTACTCCGCTTAAAACCGAGGTTGTCGGATTTAATAGAGCAGTTACACTAGCTAACTCATCGTTTAATAACTCAAAGTTATTATTAATAGTTGGTCTCGATGATGATACCGAGTCAGTTCCTAAGATTTCTGTAATGTTTGCCATTTTATTTGTTTATTTTACTTTTAGCATGTTTCGTTTTACAACGTTTTTGTTTCCATGTGTGTCTTCCGCTTCGAGCGATATGGAGTAATATCCAGGTTGCTTGAATATGTAAGTCAGCCACATATTATTATAGTATATATCAGTGATTTCTGGATTACTTATATTCTGAATAGTCCATTTTGCATTCTTTGCTCCTGGGAACTTAGAAATGTCAGTAGAAATAGTTACGTGCGTAGATCTTTCAACCTCAGCATAATCCTTAAACACTTTAGTATCGTCCCATGTTGGGTTATAATGTACAACATGATTTTCACCACTAACACTGGCTGGACTTGATAAATTATTAGGCATTACTCGCACATCTTCAAAATCATAAGTATATGAATACTCTTCGCCTGTTGCTAAAATAAATCTAAATATATCGTTTGCTAATGGATCAATTCCATCAACGTCTTCAAATACTGGATTGTAATTAAATTTACTTATAACAAAATCAGTACTGTTGTTTAATTCTTCAGCTATTGCATTCCATGCGGCTAAATCAGAAGTGTTAGCGGGTGTTGGAGATAATATTTCATGTTCTCCTACAAATGATTGACCGCTTCGATCAACATGTGTAACCTTTAATGTATCACCTTGAGATATGTCGTTTATTTTAAAACTTGCAGATAAATCTGTTCCAATTCTCATAGCTTCCCACCATAGGTGTTCAGTATCTTTCCACCTCCATGTAGATTCATCATATGTATACGGTCCTGTATTTTCACTAAAACCAATTTCTGAATAAACATCTACAAATCTTTGCACTGTTGAGAATCTAATACCTTGATCATCTTCTCTGTGTACATAGTTTGCTCTATCTAGTGTTAAGTATAACGTAGCTATATCATCTTCAACTTTTGTTAAGTTGTCTTGAGGGAAATCCCAATAACCACCTGACTTAGACCAATCTAATTTCTTAGAATCCCAATCTGTTTGTTCTTTCCACTTGTATATGCCATATAATTCCAACTCTTTCAACCTAATATTAATCAAATCGTCCATTCTAAAATGTGATCTATGTCCGAAAAGATCGTATGTTCTCATTTCAACAGAATAGCTGCCAACAAATGGTAATGTTATTGGAAATACTAGAAACTCGTCTATTGGACCTTTAAAGGTCTGATTATATCCTTGATCTTTGTTAGTTATAATCCATTCTATTTCATATACCCATCTTTTCCACCAATTGTTCCAAGAAATTCCAGAGTGAATTTGCTCGTTACCGTTTGGTATTGGATCTGCACCTAGTCCAAATCCAGTTGTGTCTTCCCATGTAAATTTAGCTTCGTTCCATATATCGTCAAACGTTAATGTACCGTCTAATGTAATAGGAGCACCGATAGGAATATTTTGATTATATGAATGTAATTCCGTATCATAATAGTTTTGATAAAATTTAGAATGAGCTTCTATTAAATCTTCTCTTTCATTTTGTTGAAGAGTGTCTTCGTTCCCATATTCTAAATTTAATAATGTATTGTAGTTAGAAGTATCATCATTTTGATCTAAGTGACTCTTAAGAACCATTGATGTATCTTCTATAAATAATGGCCTTCCTTTTGGATGAGCTTCGAATTTTATATCATGTCCTTCTGAAAAGAAACTAACTCCGTTTTGAATATTCCAAACGTTTAGGTTTTTTTGAGCAAAGTAATCAGCTTCACCTGTAATATCAATAATCTTAGCATTTAATGGTAAGAAATCTTTTTGTAATCTGTTTTTAAGTCCGTATAGTTTTATTAAAACTTCTTCAGGTGTAAAATCAAATACTTCTTGTACGTTAGGAATGTCCCATTGATCAAATGTACCTGTAGGCTCGTTAATTCTATAAACTAAGCTAAATCTACTAGTTTTCTTAATTGTACTACTAGGAACATTAAACTTTAATCTTTTACGAATCATTTCCCCACGCTTAGATGCGTTAGGTACTGGAACTGCATACATTTTACCGAAGCTTTCTGCTGATTTATCAACGTTAAGCCAGTATTCCTTTAGAGTGATCCTGTCATAACCAAAGAAATCTATAGCATTCAATATAGCTTTGTAAGTTCCTACGAATGGCTTGATGTTATGTAACTCTAGGAGTAGTTCTTTACGCTTCTTATTAAGTAGCTTAAAATCTGGAGACATTTCACTAATGTCATGTGTTTTAAACAACATAAAATCACCAATATCTAGTGTTGCGCCAAGGTTAGAAAGTAAAGTACTAAGCCTTTCGTCTTCTTCAATAACTTCACCGTATATTTTTATCTCTGCAATTTTTGTTTCTACACCTGCAACAGATTGATACATGTGTAGTATTCTACTATGTGGTCCCGGTATTTTAGAACTTAAAGCTAAGTTCACTTGTAGAGCAACCTGATTTGCAACAGATAATTCTTTTATACCACTTACATCAGTTGAGTCTATTATTGCGTTACTCTCTGCTTCAAATTCAACAAACTCTTTATTATCTACTAGAATTTTACCTTCAGATAATTTAGTATTGTACATTATAATGTCATCAGACATTCCTAATGTGTCTTTCTGCCATTTAAAAATAAACTTGGTAGCGGCTGCATTTTCTGCAACTGGTGTATTAGCTACTAGATCACCTAAGTGTTTACATTCTTCTAATACAAAAAGGTTGACAGTTTCATATAACTGCACAGAAACTTCATCTAAGTAGAGAGTACCCTTCCAGATACCTTCTGCATTTTGAAGTAAATTTAGATCGTTGTCTAAGCCGTTAAAAAATCTTAAATTATTATACATTATCTAATATGTTTGTCTCCTTTTTTAACAGTGTAGTTTTTATATCCCTTAAGCGTTCTAACGCCCTTGATCATCACAAAAAGATAATCATCTAAGAATATTAAAAAATCACGTAGTATTCTATTTCTAAGAATGTGTGTCGATAACATTTTATTTAAGAAACCTTCACTCATATATTGGCTACCAACATTTAGTCTACTATCATGTCTTTCCTTAGAAACATCATAGATCTTTGAAGGATCATATTTTAGTAAGTCTTTAAATAAATTCATGTTAAGTTATTTATTTCTTTAGTGCTTTTCTATCACCTGCTTGTAACCTAGTATATATTGTCCTAGGAACCGGGTCTCCATCAAAGTTTATACTTAATGCAGCTTCAGCGTTGATTAAAACATCATCAACAATTTCATCACCATCTCTATCTTGCCAACCTCCTCTGAAAACTGCAACTTCTTCTTTCTCCATAATAATATCACCCCATCTGTCTAATCCAACTACAGTTTCAGGTATAATAGTCTTTTCATCAACCGTTACTGTGCTAACTTCTTCTATTCTTTTAAAGAACACGTATTTTTGTTTTCCGTTTCCAACGTTTTCTAAAGTTACAGGATCTTGTGGTACAACTGATACTATTTTAGATTCAAAATAACCCAATCTTCTAGCTGTCTCTTCAGTTTCAGATATGAATTTAACATTAACTGCGTCAATACCTTCTATTTCTTCTAAGATGTAAATAATATCAGATTTGGGCAACTTATCTCTTCTTGTTACATTTAATAAGTACTCATCTATTTTAGATCTAATATCAATAGATAATTCATCTTTTGTAAATCCTTCGAAATACCTAATATTTACATCCATACTATATTTTCTAATCTTAGGTTTAACAAAAACAACTTCAGTCGTTACCATCTGTTGACCACTATCTTGTAATACTTTACGCATTTTTTCATACTCTTGATCATCGAAAAACATTTCTTCTTGAGGTATAGAAAAATAATCTTGGTTTTTGGCTAGTTTCTTTCTAACATCTGGAACTGCAAAAATATAAATTACATTATCATCATCTAAATATTGATCATCAGTAGTGTTATATGCATCTAAATAAGAGAATATACCATATCTTGATAAGAAGTACTCATAATTGTCAGGAGTTGCTAAAACAAATGACTTACTAGCAAGCGGTGTCATGATCTTAGTAAACTGAGTAGATTCTCTGTCTGTTCCCATTTTTGGGGATGATGTAACTGTAATATCTAAGAAATTATTTAGGTCGTGTTGTGTACCTACAGAATCTACACCTTGAGCTTGCCACTTTAATGTTAAATCATTAGAATCATCTAAGTTTCCTTTTTTACCATCGTGTGTAACATACTCTATTTCAATTTTAGAACCTTGTTGAGGCGCCATACCAAATGCGGTGTTTCCAAAATAAACATCTAATCCACCTGAAATACCTGTTTTAATAAGGTAACCTTTTTCATCTCTTTGTAAATCATAAAGAGATTCCTGCTTTGTCCATAATTCACCGTTAACACTAACACTTATTTTGCTATGATCAGTTAATCCCTTTGTCTGTGCGTTAAAAGATTGTAACGGTTGACCATCACCAGTAAATGTTTGTGTTTCAAACTTACCTTGAATAATTGCAGTATTAATTACCTTGTTGTTACTTTTCTCTAATCTAAATCTATCTTTACTTGTTAACAAAGTGTAAGTTAATCCATTAAGATCAAACTTTAATTCAGCTCTATTTTCTATTGTAATTCCAGCACCTGATATTTTTTCAAAGTCTACACCTGGTTTCCATCTAAATTCTATTTCGCCAGTTGCTGCGAATCCTCTAGTAGCATCATGACCCGTAAGTCTACTCATACCGTATATTGATTCAGGATGTTGAGCAGTATATATGTTCTGTTCAACTATTGCATCTTCAAGATAGAATAATACTAATTCTTGAATCTCTGTTATTACACCTAATATTTGAGCAAATGGCGATGCTTCAGTAAATAATGTACCTGCTCTTCCATAAACCCTAGAAATATAAACCCTAGCATCATCACTGACCTGCTTTGCGGTTGCTCTTAGTGTACTTATAAATTTTAATTCTGCCATTTTATCTAATGTTTAATTGTACGAGATATTTGCTATCTACTGTTATATCAATATATGCAATATCTCTAACGTTACCTTTAAGGAAGTTAACCTTAGTTGAAACGCTGTATTTTTGTGCTAAAGGGCAATAATATTTAATCTGCGTGTCTAGCACGTCTTTTAATTGACCTTCATTATATCCTAAAGCATATATGTAACTTTCTAGATCACATCCAAATCCAGGTGATCCTAAAACATCAGCCTTTCCAGTGAATAAAACAGTCTCGATCTGTTGAATGAGTTGTTCTATCTCACCATTGGTTTGGACTTGTGTATCGTTCCAATTCGGGTCTCCTAAAGTTTTTATATAAAAATCCATTTATATATGTATCTCGTTTTTTTAACTATGGAACATGAAGTCTACGCCTTCATCTCCTTTAATTTCTTCTTCTATTGCTTCTAATTCACTGTCACCCATATCTTTAATAGCACTATAATCAAATTCAACATTACCAGGTAATGCAAATTTAAAGATGCCTAACTTAGCACCTAATGATTGTTTTATCTTAGCACTAACATATCTAAAGAATATCTCATCGTCGTACAGTGCACAGTCTGGAATAGTCTCATACAATTCCAATATAACGTCACCTTTAGGCGTATCACCCATAATCTTTAATTCACCAGTATTTCTTTGGTACTGGTAAGAAATAGGATTTTCTAGAATTTGTCTAGACATATCAGCTAACGAAGCGTTTAATACATAGTATTGTAATTCTTCTGCAGCTTCAGCTGGACCTGATCCATTGTACATATTTCTAAATAACATTCTTTCTAATGCAAAATCTGCACCGGGTTGGAATCTAAGATCCATTCCAGATCCAACTGAATTCCATCCAGATGTTAAATCATATACACCATATACTGAAAATACTCCACCGCCACCATCAGTTGCAGGTGCTGGTAAATTAAGAACCCTATTCTCTACGAAATAAGGTGAATTAAAAGTCTCAAAAGGAATATGATAATAGTTTTCCCTAACAGAGTCTTCGTACTTCTTATACATCCATTTTTTAGACCTTTTAATTATGTTAATAACTTCTTTTTGTGGCAGGTTCACAGGTAACATACATGCTCCTGTAATTTCATCTGCGATTTCTTCTAAAAAAGAGTTTAGGCAGTTTGTTCCAAAATCCCTAGGTGTTATTAAATTACTATTGCTTCCGCTTCTAATTTCACTCATTTCTTAATTTATTTTTTTACTAACTACAACTTCAGTAGTATCTCCTATTCTAGCATCTTTTCCTAAGAAGCCTTCTCTGTATATACCACCGATAGTTCTACCTTTAAATACACCATCACGGCCAAATATAAAACAATTAGTAGCAGTAGCACTACCATGTACATAACATGATTCTACTTTACTGTCTTTTATTTCTGTACTACTGTAAATATTACATCTTTTAAGCATAGATCCTTCTACATTGCAATTATACATTGCAGAGTTTTCTACATTACCTCTAATTTCACAATCTATAAATTCATATCCATCTAAAATGAATACAGCCGGAAAGACTCCGTCCTTTATTTGAAGTGTACCATAATCAGAATCATAATTTATAATTCCTCTTTCCATAGTACCGTTTGCTATTAAATCAATTACCCTATCCTTTATTCTAGGCCATTGAACCTTAACGACTTGCTCGTTGTCTTGTAAATCAACTAATACGTGAATATTAGGGAAATGTTTGTTTAATTTAGTATGGTCCTTTAGAGACTCTATAAGTGGTTTATTCTTATTAAGAATTCTTTTAAGTTCTACTCTATTCTGTGGCGTAAATCTAAGATCATTACATGATTTCCACATTTGCATGATAAACCTTTCACATAAATATAGTATCTCGTCTTTACGCTTATGATAGTCTTCTCCGCCGATGTATCTAAACTCTAAGTAATTTTTCTGTGCCTTTTCAAAGTTTATGCCATAATATTTAGAATCTGCAAACTTAAAATTCATCGGTGAAATATGATCCTCATCGAAGTAATAAGCTTCTCTTGCTGGCATAACCCATTTTATACTTTTAGCATATGTTGAACCTTCTCGAGAAGGGAAGAAATTATAAACTTGTTGCTCATCAAAATCTAAAATAAATTTAAGAATATTCATTTTAGAAACCATTAACGGATCTTCTAAGTAGTCAGTTTGAAATGACATATTTAAGTGAATACTAGCACGATCGTTAGTATATCCGTTTTTATCAATCCAATCCAACATTTTAATAATAATTACCCTAGCATTTCTGTAAGGAATTGGACCGGTTACCAGTTCTATAAGTCCTTTACCACCTGACATATCAGGTTCCATTTTAAAGACCTTATCGTCTGGTACGAAATCTGAATGTGCTTTTTCTTCTAGTTGAATTTTTCTATTCAATAAATCAGAAACAGACTTCTGGGTCTCTTGAAGGCTCAAGTTAGAATAGAACTCGAACTCCACGCCTATTTGCGCGGAGTTCAAGATCTGTTCTTTTGTAGATTTTATATTAAGTTTTTGCATCTAGAGTATGATATTACCGTTTGATTATATATCACACTCCCGTTTAAACTTATTGTGGTAGTTTAAGAAATACTTTCATTGAGTCGACATCGATCCTTGTAATTTGTACAGTGATCTCATCTCCTGGTTTAAATACTGACATCGTATCTTCACCTATTTCGCTTATATGTAGCAATCCTGTTATTCCATCTTCTATTGTAATAAATAAACCGTAGTCCTTTTTAGTTTTAACTTTAGCAATAACATTTGAAGGAATTTGGTATCTAGATTGAATATCTACCCATGGATTCGTTTCTACATTTGCTTTTTGTGTCAGCGTTATCTTCTTCTCGCTTACTATATCTTTAACTTTAAATGCAATAGCATCTCCAGGTTTAATTTCTCTAGCCTTAAACTTAACTAATGTTTCTTCGTCTAAATCATTATTGTGAATCATTCCAGTTAAACACATATTAAACTCAACAAATACACCATATTTAGCAGTACCAGTAACATGTCCTGTTTGTTCGTTACCAATAGTTTCTTTTAATTCTTCTATTTTACTAGGAATTAATGCTTGTAAATATTTTCTATGAGAAACAACTAACGTACCTCTGTCTGGTGAGAAACTTACAGGAACAACATACAATTCGGTTCCTATAATAGAACTAAAGTCATGTAGTTTATTAATACCAGCTAATGATCCAGGCATAAAGCAATCAATTCCTTGAACGCTTACTATGTAACCTCCATTCTCAATCATGTTTACAACTGTACCTACCCAAGCAGTGTCACCTTTTTCAACACCATCTCTAAGATCCATGAACGTTCTTTGTTTAACACCACCGCTGATGCTTCCAACAACATGTGATCCTGGTTGATATGTTGTAATTAACACTGAAGTAGTTTCACCTGGCTTCAGGGCTTGAACCGATTCAGGTTCTTTTTCAAACTTAATATAAACCGATTCCCTGTAACCGATGTCGACTGTGATCCAGTCTGAGCTCACAGCAAATACAGTACCATCATAGATTGCACCTTCATGTAATTCAGGTAACATGTTAGCGCTAGACTCGTACTTCTCCATTTTATCATATAGCTCTTGCGCATATAATTCTCTAGAGTAAACTTTGTCTCCGTTCCTGGTTTTAATATGTTTGTTTGGTTTTCTGAGTCTAGTTACACAAGTAGCTTCGTATTCATCCCACATGAATTCTCCTTCTGCATTATACCAATGGTCTTTGGTATCTTCTAATTCCTCTGTCTTAGTTGTTGATTCTACTACTGCTTCAGTATTCGATTGTACTGTCTTTACTGCTAGATCAACCGTAGTTTCGCCGATTCTAGCTCTTTTTGATTTATTTGTCATTTTTTTATATTAAGAGTGTAACATATTATATATCCTTCCATTTTTTAGAACACGACAGGTACAAAACCTACCATCGGGACAGGTCCAGCAGGTGTCGGAATTCCACCTAAATAAAGTAATTTGAATTCTAGTAAGTGCATAGCATACGTCGCGGCTAATGCCGTGGCAACTACAGTTGCTGGTGGTTTTGTTGGTGGAATCATAAATGATTTACCAGAGTTCCAAGCTCTTCTCAAGTTATTAGCTAATCTCGTTTTACCACCGTAATAAATTGGCACATAAATACCAGTAAGTGGTGGGGGAATTAATGCAGGTGGCATAGATGTCGTTGGTGTAAATGGTTTTACAATACACGCATACCAATATGCAATAGTAATGGCTGCCATTTCTTCATATGGATCTCCACCTGGCCAAGTATATGCAATTTCTGCACCATCTTCTAGCTCATCACATTCTTCTGCTGCTTCTTTTGATTTCTTAGCTTGATCATATTGAAATTTAAAAACAGTTCCGCCATCTTTAGGATTTAATGCTAAAAATTGAGTTAACGCAGCTTTAGCATCGGCAGAGTTTGGACTAATACTTGTAATACCGGCTGGTATTTTAGTCCAGTGTCTTTCATATTCATTCTTCACATATTGATTTTCAACATATTGATCTGATTTGTCATACCATAAAATACGACCTGAATCGCTTAAAATAATATTAGCAGCTTCACCTTCGCCTAAATTATTATTGTCGTTATTGACATTTAAACTTTGAATGTTATCTATTGTATCATTATCATATGAAAAGAAAGCAACCACATGATCTGTTAATATTCTAGGTCTTTTACTTTCGTATTGTGGCAAATCTCTTTCTCTATCAAAAGAAGTTTGACATTTATATTGATTCAATGGACAAAGTACATCTTCACTAAGATCTGGTTTAGGCATTGGAGTTGGAGCCATTCTACCTTTAGATACTCTTTTATATAAATCATTTTCAATGTACATGTATGCATCTTTATTTCCAGATGCAGCAATTGTAACAGTGTATACTGGAAATGCAATGTCTATTGCTTCTTTAAATAATCTGGAAACTCCATCTACTATTGTTTTCCAATTATTATAGCCTGCATTTTCAAATCCAACCCTAGTTTTAGTAGAGACATTAACGTATGGAAATCTACTCTTCCACTGTGAGCTAGCATAATAATAATCATTAGTGTTGAAATTTTCATATTTATCTTTCCCTAAACTAGTGGCCCATCTAATATAATTAAACCTTCTATTAACCGTACTGCTCCAAGTTCCTGTAGTACTGAGCGAATCGAATTGTTGTAATAGTCTATTAGTAAACAAATCAATAATATCACTTGTAGATTCTTTACCATCTAAACAATGAAACTGAAAAAACTTAAACTTATGTAAATCATAAAAGTCATCGTCTTTAGCTTCCTTAATAAATTTGTCAAATTTCTTTTGAATTTTCTTTTCTTCTTCTATTGGGTCTGGAGGTACTATTGGTTCGGGACAAAGATCAGCATAATCAGGGTGAGACTCTTTTCCCATTTCAGTTATGTTACCATCTTCGTCCTTTTGATCCATCAATGGTATATCACCTTCTCTTAATAATCTTTCAAATACTAAACCATAACCTTCAGTTAATGCTAATTCTGCCCCAGGATTATTAGTATGCGTTGCTCCAACTGGAGTCATTGCTTTACCTTTAACTGCATCTAAATAATCTTGTGCAATAGCTTTACCAAAATCATATCTACCGCTTAGTGGATTTGGATCAACAGCATTTATATATGGTCCTGGACCTTTAATAAATGCAGCGTTTAAACTATTTCCTACTTCAGTAGAAAACTCGGGCATATCATACGATAATCCAGCTCCACCTGGTTTTGTAAACTGGTGGCTTGAAATTGTATTAGCCGCTGCGCTGATAAATGATGGCCAAATTACGGGCATAATTATTTACCTTTTTGTTGATAGTTAATATGAGTACTTGATAATTGACCAACAACAACTGGTGTCGGTGGCATTGGAGGACCGGATGGTCCAACTCCAGTTGGATGAATATGTGCATTATAATCGTCTAACCACATTTGTAACCAATCTTGTAGAGATTGACCTCTTACTGCTGGCTCTGTCTCATCTGCTCCAGGTTCACCTTCATTTGAAACAAATATATCACCACAGTCTAAGAACATCTTCGCATCCGTGCTTATCTTAATGAATCCCTCTTCGTCTATTTGTATCATTGGTCTTTCTTTTGCACCACTACCTCGAGTGATAACTAAACCATCTTCAGGAGAATGATAGATTCTTACATTACGTTCAGCATCATACACTAAACTAATAACATCATGTGGAGCATCTGATGCCTCTAAAACGTCTGCCTTTAAGTCTGGGTTTTGATCTATTTGAAACCAATATTCTGGGTGGTAAATGTTCCCGTTATCGAATCTAACAGCAACTATATCTCCAACTCTAGGTACTGAATGTGCACCTACTTGGTCTCTATTCATAGGAGTTGCCCATGGAATAGCTTCATCCGTTAATGAATCAAATTTACCATAAACTTTTACTCTACATCTTCCTTGTAATAATGGATCTTCGTTGACAATTACTTCACCAAGCCAGTGAGTTTCTCTAATATTGTCTTTATATAATTCTTTATCATTCATGAACGTTATCGTTTAAGTTACCGTCTGGTGATGAATCTACGCCTGTGTTTGGACCACCATAAACATTATCATTAATAGGATTAGTTTTCTCTGCAGGAATTGGATCGTAAACTTTTTGGTTTATATTACCGTCTGGTGTTGAATCTAACGCAAAGTTATCAGTAGGATGTATATTACCAGGTTGAATACCTCCAGGCGCACCGCTGCTATTGTTATTAGTAAATAATTGTCCAGCTAAATTAGCTATGGCATTTACACTTCCAGAAGAAATCGCATCTTGTATATTACTTAATGTGTTTGCACCGTGCACGTTTCCTAATAATAGACTAGCTGTTAAATTATCAATTGCTTGATCCGCTAAACTTGCTAAAGGACCACTCAGTCCTGTTCTACTATGACCATACACATTTGCTAATCCATTAGGTTCTTGAGAAAATGCACCTTTAAAACTGTCTACTTTAGCCATTACGCCATCTTTAATAGATTTAAGCTTATCGGCAGCCGCATCTTTAACTGACTGTAGAGGATCAAATGGTCCAAAATCATATGGGTTAGGATTTCCAACAACACCTAAGCCTTCAGTTGCCTCAACGTTATGAGGATATTTTGCACCTAACTGAGAAACTTGCTGCCATTTAATTGCTATTTTAGGTTTTCTTGCTTCAGGGTTTTTAGTAATATCTGCATATACGGTAGATATAGAATCAATATCGAATTCACAAAAATCAAATTGCAATTTAATAAATGGCTTTGCCACTAAATTTAATTGCTGATGTAATGTTTTAGGCTCTTGTTGTTCAGGATGTGCCGGTCCGCTTGGCTTATAAGAACTGTTTAAATCTCTGGCATGAGTATCTTGTTGGAATTGTCTAATTTCAGTAATGTATATTCCCATTCTAAAATGCCTTAGATTAAATGGAATTATTTCAATCCATCTATTAAAATCAAATACAGATTTTTTATATAAATCCATCAAAGATATTGCTGTTAAATCAACATTTTCTTCTAAGCATTCTATTTCTAATTTAGGATCTTTTGCACCCCAATATGGTTCTGCTAATTTTTCATATATTTGTGATTGCTCTAGGCCAGAAATAGTTTGCCAAAACCATGGCATCTCTGTGTTAATTTTCATCAACAACTTTTTAAAAGCATTTAAGTTATCTGCTAAACCCTTACCGTATTCTCCGCCTACTGTTTCTAATAAATATTTTTCAGCAGCACCATTAAATAAAGGTGAACCAGCATCTTGCCAGAAAAACATGATTAACCAACTCAAATAAGTTGGATCCTCATTGATCGTTCTGAGTCTAGTTCCCTTTCTGAACTCATTGCTATGTTTAAATAAATCTTGCTGCATATCCTATATATTCGATTTCTATTCCTTTAAATCTGCTACCTTAGTTGGCCACTCCCTTCTAATTAGAGTAACTTCTTGAGATAAACCAGTTTCAATGTCATAGTTTATGTTTATGTTTTCTATTATATAGAATCCTGTTAAAAACCTATCTACTACTTGTGAATTAGATTCTTCATCGACTCCAGATCTTTCACCACTATCAGGTACTATTGCCTGTTCAGTAAAACCTGCTTCGTCTTGTTTAGCTTGTGCTTCTTCGGCTGCTTTAATTTTTACACCATCATAGTGATACATTAACAATGGAATCTTTTGAAACTTATATATTGCAGGATTAAAACTACTTAAAGTAACTTTCACCTTCATTTTCTGAGTTTCCATTTCATTTTGTTTTTGGAACAACTTAGAGTAAATAGCATTTTTATGTGTATTACCTAAACCGTCGTCACCTGCATTTTGTCTACCCATGTATTTGAACTTAACGTTTTGTTGATAACGTTCTTCTGTTCTTTTACCTTTAAGTGGTTCTTCAATGTCTCTAAGATTTGTTGAAGATAATGGTTCTATATCAAATTGTTGCAATCTATCAGAATCACTATTATTATCATAGATCATTACATTTCTTTTGTTACCGGCTTTTAAACTTATTTTACTAGAATTATTGATAAGCTCAACTTTATCGGCATAATTATTCATACCTTGTACCTCACGATTATTAGTAAGCATTAATGGCATTTCAATATCGTCAGGGTCTTCACCATCTCCATTACCTTCTTCACCCATAGATTGTGCAGATGAAGCCAAAGCCACTTGTAAATCATTTATATCTGGGTTAGAAGAATTAAAAATCTTATTTACTTCAATATAATTCAAATAATAATATTGATCTATGTAAAATTTTGTAAAAGATTCCTCATCAATATAAGCGTCCTTTGCAATTGATTTAATAAACTCTAAATAAGTTTCATATGCTTGTATTCTGGATTGACTATCATCGGTTGCGTCAATATTCGTTGCAAGTCCAATTTCAAGTTCTCGAGCTACTAATTCAAGATGATCTAAAGAACCTGCAGCATCTAGAGTTTGACAATTTTCTGCAAATAGTTTAGGTATTTTAGCAATTCCTGACATATTGATCGTTGCTGGCTCGCCATCAACTTCTCTTTCATTTGTTATCTCTGTAATATCAAAGTCCATATGAATAGACTTAAACGTTTCTTGATTTTTAGAATTTATTAATAAAACAAATGTATCACCGTCTCTTGGATAGTGATCAACATCAAATGCTTGTTTATTATCAACAACACTAATATTACATTTAGGTACTATACCTGATAAATCTAAATCTACGCTTTGTATATTGTCTCTACCAAAAACGTATTTGTTTACAGATATAAACGGCTCAAGATTACCGGTTTGCTTAGTTTGCTTATCACCTCCATTCTCTTCACCAGCAGCATACATTTCTATTTCTGACGGCATTAATGCTGGTTCTACTACTGCTAAAATATTATGTTCTAAATCCATCTATTAATTGTAATTAACTTATTTTGCACAAGGACTATCATCGCTCGGTGGAGTATTCTGATCTGAACCAGATTCATTATCACCTCCATTGTTATTATCACCAGTACTGTCTGCATTGTCGCTTTTTCCACCATCGTCCTCATTTGATTGGCCATTTGCTCCGCTACCAGAACCACCCTTACCAGAACCACTATTCAGTGCGTTCTCCGCTTGTGTATCTGTAAAACCGTTTCCATCACCTGCGGTTCCATCATTACCATCTCCGCTACCTTGTTGTGCAAGTATTGCATCTCTTTGGCTTTGGGCATTTTCAGCATTTTGTGAAGCAATAACCTCAGCTGTAATAGATTCTGTAACAGGATCTGTTTGAACCTGTGCACCCATTCTAACTTGATTACCATTGAATTCGTAATTTTTTCTACCAACTGGAATTACGTTAGGTGGCAAAAGAGTTTCTTTGTTGTATTTCTTTTTAAGCGCTTCTATTCTTCTTTGATCTTTCTCACTCAGTCTCTTAGTGTCTACAAATTGTCTTTTAACAATATTATCTTCAATAGACATTGGTCTTTCTAATCTATAGTATGCAGTATCGGGTGAAGGTACTAATATAACTTCACCTGGCATTATACTAAATGGATCCGAAATTCTGTTGAATTTTAAGATCATGTCAGTTTTAGTATGATCACCGTAATACTTTAGCGCAATTAAATCAGGTCTAACTTTATCATCTTCAGTAACAACGTGTTCAGCTATGATTTCAGCATTATCTTTGTTTCTAAACATCATGGTCGGCTGAGTCATGATTAGTTTGACTGTATTGTAAGTTTTATTTAATAGTGTTTTAAAATCCATAGTATATTGTAATTTTATCCAGCGTTAAGATCTGAAACTCTCTTAAGGAATGCCTTAGTAACGTGAGCAGCTGTGTTGTCCTTATTACCATATGCACTCGTATCAAACATTTGATTAACATCGATTGATCCTTCAACGTCTGGCTGTAAGTAAGATCTACCTCTACCTGCATTAAACATTGATTCTATTTCACTTTTATCTCTAGGTCGACCGGGCTTCATTTGCACAGTCAGCTTTAATTTACTAGGAAAACCTTCATATCCTAATGGTCCATCAAATTCTATTTTACTTTCCATCATTGCTAAGTTTCCACAAACAATCATTGGATTCATAGGATTACCTATAGTAACATGCCATTGACCAGTTGGGTCACCAGTTAAGAAAGCTGCAACAGTTGAAGCACCCTGTGGACTATTCATCATCTTCATTAAACCACCACCTACAATATTATCTAAAATCTTAGAGTCACCCAATGCATTTATACCTTTACCATTAGCAACACCTTTCACTGCATTACCAAGATCACCCATTGCAAATGCTGCTCCACCTTTTATCTGAGTAGCAACTGAACCTAAAAAGCCTTTATAATCACCACTTTTAAGTTTAGCTATATCACCAAATGGTTTACCAACACTACCACTACCTAAACCTCTAGTAGCACCACCCCAGAAAGGAGCGTTGTTATATGTTAATGCGAGTATGTTAGATAATGTGTCCATGAATGCAACCTTAGGACTCGTATCTGCGAAACCTTTAAGATCATAATGAAAATTAAGTTCAAATGATTGATCAAATTCTAAACCTTGTTGTTTAGTTAAAACTTTTTTAATTACATTTAAAGGACCAAATACTTTGTTAGGATATGTTTCACTAGTTGGATCCCAACCAGCACCTTTATCTTTTATTCTAATAGCTTGTTCAGGGCTAACGTTATTTGCACCTGCGTTTACTGCACTCAATAATGGACTTCCATCAATCATTGCACCTAGTTTACCTTTTTTACCAGCATTTGCAGTAATTTTTTGTATTTCTGATTCTATTTCTTTCCAATTGAATTTAGTTCCAAACTTAAGAATGTTTTTCATTTCATTTCCTAAAGAAGGCGACATCCATGTTATGGCTCTAGCAAGGTCTGGCATTGAACCGTCGACTGGTTTACCATCTTTACCAGGAATATTCATATTCTTAAGATCATCTTGAACAGGGTATGGAAATCTTCTTAGAGTAATTAAATAATCGTTCGATATTTTACCATAATGTTCTGCTTGTATAAAATCATTATAACTATATGTGTATGCAATAGAAGGATGTTCCTTAGATTCATTTACGATATTACTAGCAGTTGGATTATATGCTTCTTTTAAATTGTGATGGAATACAGCGTGATTATAAGAGTCTTTACCACTTGCCATATCATCTTTAGAAGAATCTGAACGGTTTTTATATTTGTGTAAAGACCACGCATTCATTTTAGAATTAAGTCCTGCACCCGCAGATACAGTTTGACCTGCATCCTCTATTTTGTCTCCACCTGTTCCACTAACTGTTTTACCAACAGTGTATTTTCTGGAGTCAACATCATTTACACCATACATACTATTAGCACCTGGTGGTGTATCTTGTGCTGCCGTATCAATTGTTGTATTACCTTGTGAATCTGGTTTAACTTCTGACTTTGGAGTAATAGGATAACCTAAAACTGGATGGAACACATATGTGAATTCTCCAGTATCTGCATTTTCGGCAATAGTGAACTTAGGTGTTTCGAATTCATCGCCGTTAGCCCAAGCTAATATAACTTGATCGTCAGTTGCTCCAGGTCCGACATATGTAAAATTTGATGATGCCATCTATAATGTTGTGTTTATTTATATATCTTAGCAATTATATTAATGTAATATAATTATCTGTAAGGTATATATCAAACCCATTCTACATCGTCCATTTCAGAAGATTCTGGACGATATAGGAGATCAACACTCCAGTTTGGATCAGAAGGTAAACGATTACCTAAGAATTTTTTAAGTGATGCAACAAATTCACCTTGAGAATTATAGAAGAATTCACCCGAACTATATGTTGCCCTGTTAGAAAGCTCATACAGCTCCTTCATACACATTTCTATTTGAAACGTTTGTATATTATTAAATAGTTTAATCTGTTCACTGCGCGTCTTGGTGCAGAACACGGAGTCTACTGTGATTAAGTAGTTCTTCCATTTATCACCATTAAATAAATTATCCTCTATTTCTTTAACAGTACTGTAACCTGCTCTTTTGACATTTATCTTAGTGTCCTTTCCTTCGAAGTTTTTAATAAACCTTCCACCAAAAATGTTCTTCTTTAAAAAGTATGCGTTATCATAAAACTTTTTAATTCTTATTTGATATTGAGGATTAGTATCGTCAAACTTTACATCATAGATAGTTGCCCTAACTGGGATAAGTACATTAGGTTGTTGAGTGGTGGAGATTAATGCTTGAACTTGTTCTCCTTTTGAAAATAATTTGTGTTTAATCATTATCTATAAACTTAACATTATCAAATCTACTGAGGACGCCTTTTTTAGGGTAATCACATCTATTGATAATAGTTAAGTCTAAGCTAATATCACGATCTTGAACAAGATCTTCTATAAAGTCTTTAAAACCTAAAACACTTCTAGTGTCAAGTTCTTTAAACATATACGCAATTGAAATCTCTTCAACTTCACTAGAATCTGTGATTAGTTTTTGTAACATCTTTCTAATATAAAGCGCTACGATGATATGTGACGGTTCTGATCCGTATGGATCACTCTTAATCAAACGATTAAAAATATCAAAATATGATACAGCGAGATCGTAATCTCTAGATTTCGCTAATTTTTCAAATTCTGTTTTAGTCTTGCACCAGACGCCGTCTATCTTTAAAGTCATTATTGTATTTGCGATCTATAATACTTAAGCTGAGTCTCAAGTTCTTTGATCTTTAATTTTAGTTCTTTCTGATTAGGTTGATACTTAACGCCCCATCCAGATTTTATGACCAACTCATTAGTATCTAATTGAGTCCCAGTTGACATACCCAAATCCATAACCAATTCCTTAAGAAATTTAATTTGATTAGGTCGTTCTTTTGAACCTGTAAATTCATATACAGTTCTAGATGTGTACTCTTCTCCTCCACCATTAACATTGTCATCAAATACAAATTTGATTAATCCATTGTCGGCTGGTTCTATACTAATTGTAATCATTCAGTAGATTATTTTGTTCTGTTAGCCCTTAGTTCTTTAACTTGTGCTAACAATTGCTTTCTTTTTTTCTTATCTTCTCGATAAGTTTCTTTATCTTTAATTGCATTAAGAGCCCATGCTTCTTCTAATAATTCCATTTCAGCGGCATCATAACCTTGTTCTTTCCATGAAATTTTAGCTACGTCTAACGCTGCTTCTAATCTAGTAGCATTTAGTTCTTCGATTCTAGCAGTGTTTTCTGCATGTAGTTTCTTACCATATGCAATATTTTCAGATCTAACTTTAGATCTAACTTCACCAAAATATGGCATCTTAGCAAGTGCCTTAATAATACCTTGTTGCTTTAAGTAAGCTCTTCTCTGTCTACGATTCGGTGCTGCTTGATTTTGTTGTTGTTCCATTGTAATAGTTTTTAATGAATGATTCTATTTGTTCTTTTAGTTGCTCTCTTAAATTATCTATCTGACTTTCTACGAGCAGTCCAATTTGATTATTAAGATCTTTTTTAGTAATGTCCATCTGATCTTTAAATAGATCATAAACTTCTTTTGAAGGAATGTTAACTTTAACTGGCATTTGCGCATGATTTTTAGCACTCATTTTTCTGAGCATTTCCATCATTACATTAATTTCAGCGGGTTGATTTTCCTGTACTGTACTTTTAATTACCTTAACATCAGTTTTGGTATTGACATTAGGTTTTCTTAAAGTAGATGCTGCAGGATTTAGATCTAGTGCCAACATGTTAGCATCTTCTTCGCTTTTAGCCTGAAATAACATTTCACTTAACAAGTTACGTGCACATCTAGAGCCATCAGTGAAAGCAATAAAATTTGCATCTGATTTAGTTAGGTCTTCAGTAACTATGGTACCTGCCTTTTCTGTTTTACTCCAAACAAAAATCTTTGCCGGAACTTCCTTAATTTCTTTTTGTTCTACACTCATATCTTCTTTAATTTTAAGCGGTTTACGCCTATTTCGTAGAGCCTGATATATTGTTGTTAACAGTTCTACTACCATTATACTCTTGTTTTATAAATTGTTTAATAAAATCAATTGAACCTTCAGGTCCGATGATTGCATCTCTCTTTTGAAAGGGTACACACCACCTTTCTATAAATTTCTGATTTCCATTTTTAACTAAGAATTCTTTTAGTTCTTCTACTTCTGGTAAATACATTTTGTTAAATCCCATTTTTTTAGTTTTCTGTGTCAAAGAAGAATGTCTGAAACAATCTTCCATTATTAATATCTGTTCCAAAATAATCTAGAGAGGTGTGAAACAAATCACCTTGATAAATGACCAATCTGTTGTATACGTTTCCGATAAAGTCTACCATTTCCCATTTAGTCATGTCTCTTGAGTCTCTATATAGTACATCTGTCAACTCAACATCTATTTCTCCATTAGAAAGTCTAGGTATCTTATATAGACCAGTTGCTTTATGTTTAAAAATTCCAGTTCCACCAGTGAGCGGTGCATTGGGTGTTAAATATAAAACTCCAGCCCATTTGTTGTTTTCATCTGCATGCATCCAACTTCTGTCTTCTTGTGTAGTGTACTGAAATGCTCCAGTATATTCTTCAGTTACCCATGTTATTTTACCATGAAGTGGTACTATGTGATCAGATATGTATTGTTTGATACTATCATTTAGAAAGGGAAGTGTTCGGTTTCCGGGGAAATTACCACTAATTGAATAGTCTTGTTCTAGTGCAAAATCTCTAACTTCTTCAGGATTCTCGTAAAAATCATCTATTATTATTGAAGTATATGCCATTATTTTATAGTTTTAAGCCTTTCTAAAAAGGATGGAGGGAAGAATCCCTTCTTATTTATCAGGTTTTTAAAGCTAGCATCCAGGATATATGTAATAGCCCAATCACTCTCACTTCTTACTGATCTACCGACACCTTGCATAATACTAATACCAGTTTTCCAATCATACCACTCATTTGAAGTATTTAATTTGGCTTTAATAAGGGGTTCGTTTAGATTAGGATATGGCACTTTAAAGAAGATTTGAAAACGACTAATATCATCCTTAAGATCTAGACCTTCTAATAATGATGGCCCCATTAACACTGCGTCTTTTTTCTTTTTAAACAACTCAATCATCCCTGCTTTCTCTCTAGAATTTTCATAATCCATTACTCTAAAATTATGCTTAGTGTTTTGTTTAATGTAATTAGTAAATTCATAGGATCCAGTGTGTATGATACCGCGCTGTCCCTTATGTTTATCAATAATTTGATCTAAGATAGCAACTACATGTGGCAAGCTTTTAATCTTCTCTCTATATGTTAGCTTGTGTCTGTTTACAAAAACAACCGGAGATTTATCGTAATTAAACACATTATCTAATCTAATAAATTGTGCGTTCTTAATTCCCATTATTTTAACAAAAGATCTAGGATCACCGATAGTGGCACTCATAAATACTTTAAATCCTGATTGCTCATGTAAGTACTTGTTAATCATAAGCGCCTCTTCTACACATTTGAATGTAGACTCTTCTTCTCTTTGGTCTAATACCATTTTATCTACGCCTACTTGTTTTATTAAAGCAACATAATCGTTTATTTTACAATGTGTGTCCTTTAATCTATCAAATACACCAAATGCTTTTTGCCAATCTCTAGGAAGAGTCTGACTTTTATATCTAAGTTTAGCTGCTTTATTACCTTCGTTTCTGATTTTGCCATATACTTTAAGAATGCTATCAAATTCTTGTAACGCTTCGAAAACAGTAGACTTATCGCCTTTCATTAAATCATTAATAAGACTTGTTAGTTTACCACGAGTATATGCACTGCTACCAAATCCTTGTTTATTAGAAAATCTAGTAGCTTCTAATATTTTATCTACTAATGAAGGATCAACTCTAG